TCTAATTTTGATATAAAGTCAATAGTAGAGGATTTAAAAAATCTGAAAGTTTCAATAGAAGTTAGTGTCGAAAATAATTTTTATACGTTAGATTTTAAAAAGTATGTTGACATAAATTTAGATATCCCTAAATTAAACAATTTTTATGATTATATTATATTTATTATAATGCGCCTTAAAAAATTAAACTTTTAATTTTTTCTAAATCTATTAAAAATGGTGAATTTAATCCTTCATCTAATTTCTTACAACTTTTAGAATTAACTGTAGTTTTTTTAAAATTTATTTGGTTGTTCCAACCAGCCACTAAATTATCAGAATAAATTATTGATAACATATCCCCATCGATTTTAGACACCTCACCAACAATAGATAATTCTTCACACTCAACTCTCATATTACTTTTAAATTCACTATCCTCAGTATGGGTAGTATTGTAAAAGTAATTGTTTGATACCCCATCTAAGGAATATTTAAATCTATAATTGACATCTAAAAATGTTGGGGATACTATTGTTAACAACTTAGTGTCTTCTTTAGAAAATAAAACATTACACAATCCACCACCGATCGCCCCAATAACACTTTCTGCGTTAAAAAATAAATTTAATTTTTCTATAGTGTTTAAATTTTCAGTAAAAATTTCTACATACCCCATTTTTTCTAATAAATTTACTAATTCATCCTCATTACACATTTTTCTTTTTGCAGTATAATTAGTCCCTATGTTAGAATAATCGTTATGTACCCAACTTCTTCTCGAAATATAAATCTTTTTAGGGGTATCATTTTTAAAATGACTTAAATTAGAATTAACTATATATCTAAAAAAACCATATACTTCTTCTCTTGGAGGTAGATTAGAATTTTCATTGTGAGTGTAAGAAGAAGAAATAAATATATTTTCATAAACTGTTTCATCATTTACAAATATTAAATCTTCTAAATTAATACCAACTAAACTTAAAAATTCTAAAACGAATTTATATATATGTTTTGTTTGTTGATTAGGGTAATTCACTAATAATTTAATATCAGGTGTAGTATCTTTTAATTTTTTAAATGTAATTAAATAAGGTAAAGTATCGTAAATAAAATGGAAATAATTTTCTGTATTATATATGAAATAAAATACTGGATTTACTTCATTATATTTATATTTTTTTACGGTTAAATTTGTATTTTTTTTTATACTTTGTTTCTCTAGTGATAATACTATTTCGTTTATTGGGTTAAAGTGTTTTTTATTTTTATAAGAATAAATAGACACATCAGGATAGAATGTTTTATCAGTATTAAATTGACACTCACTCAAATTGTACAGATTAATAACCCTACCGTTTTTATCTTTTTTTAGAATGTTAGTAAATTCTTTTATCTCATCTAATTTATATATTTTCATTTAACAAAAATACTGAATTATGACAAAATATAAAGACAAAATACTATTTATTTTTTAAAAAAAATACTTAATTTTGTTGTAAATCATTTAATATGGATAAACATAAAGACCTTAAATTATTAGGTAAAAAGATTGAAAAATTTGTCGTTGGTGCAGAGGGGAATATATCAAAAAAAGAAGGAGACTTATTTTTCATAAAAAGTAGTGGTTCATTTTTAAACAATTTAACTGATGACGATATAGTTTGTTATGATTTTTTGGGTAACCAAAAAGATAATTTAGGTAAAAAAGGTAGTATGGAATTAAATTTTCATAGATTTTTACTTAAACATGTGGAAATAAATTATGTGTGTCATACTCACCCAACAAATACACTAAAGATACTTTGTTCAGACAATATTTATGATTTTTCTGTTTACAGGTTGTTTCCTGATCAAGTAATATTTAATGATAAAAAATCGTGTGTCATACCATATGCAAATCCTGGAGAAGAATTATTTAAACATATAGAAGATATAGTTAATAAATTTATTGAAAGTGAAAAATTTTTTCCTAAACTTATACTATTAAAAAATCATGGTATTATAACTTGTGGAAAGACAATAGAAGAATGTGTAGTTGCAACAGAAATTTGTGAAAAATCTGCAGAAATTTTTTTATCAGGAGTAGATAAAATGAATATGACTTATTTGTCTGACTTAGATATTAATAAATTAATAAATGATGAAAACGAAAAATATAGAAAATCTTTAATATGAAAGTTATATATGTAGACATTGATGAAACCATATGTGAAACACCTCACCCTAGAAATTATTTTAATGCTCAACCTATAAAAGAAAATATAGATAAAATAAACAAACTTTACGATGAAGGTAATACTATTGTTTATTGGACGGCTAGAGGTAGTAGAACTAAAATAAATTGGTATGATTTAACAAAAAAACAATTAGATGAGTGGGGGGTAAAATATCATGAATTATTTGTTGACAAACCGTATTACGATTTATTTATAGATGATAAAACTTTAAGAATTGAAGAGATATGAAATTAATTTCACATAGAGGAAACATAAAAGAACCATTACCTAATAAAGAAAATTCACCGTCATATATTGATATTGCCCTATCTAGTGGTTATGATGTCGAGGTGGATATAAGATTCATTGATAATAAATTTTATTTAGGTCACGATAATCCAGATTATGTGGTTAGTGAATTATGGTTAGAAAAAAGAAAATCTAAACTATGGTTACATTGTAAAGATTTAGATTCTGCAATACAATTAAGTGAAAATAAAAATAATTTTATATATTTTTGTCACAATTCTGATCCTTACGTTTTAACCAGTAATAATTTAATATGGGTTCACAATCTAAATTTAAATATTTGTGAAAGAACAATAATACCATTATTAAATATAGATGATATAAACAAATTTAAAAATAAAATACCATACGGTGTTTGTACCGATTATATTACTTACTGTGAGTATAATTTAAAAACTAAAGGATTACACCCATGAAAAAACCACAAATAATTATTCCTATGTCAGGAATGGGTAAAAGATTTATAGATGCAGGTTATGTGAATCCAAAACCTTTAATAATAGTAGATAACTTACCAATAATTGAACATGTAGTTAATTTGTTTAATAGGCCAGATGATGTTATATTTATTTGTAATCAAAAACATATTGATGAGACTAATATATTACAGACACTAAAAAATATTTCTCCGAACTGTAAAATTTTCACCGTACCAAATGAAAATAGAAAAGGTCCTGTGGATGCGGTTTATCAAATATTCGATTCAATAGATGATAATAGAGACGTAATTGTTAGTTATTGTGATTATGGTACTGTTTGGGATTATAATCAATTTTTAGATGATGTAAGAATAAAAAATTCTGATGGTGCAATGGCATGTTATAAGGGATTTCACCCCCATATGTTGGGTGGTGATAATTATGCATTTTGTAAAGAAAAAAATATGTTTTTAGAACAAATAAAAGAAAAAGAATCTTTTACTAAAAACAAAATGAATGAATATGCATCTAATGGTACATATTATTTTAAAAGTGGTAAGTTATTAAAAAAATATTTTAAAATTTTAATCGATTTAGATATAAATATTAATGGTGAATATTATGTAAGTTTAGTATATAATTTATTAATTAAAGATGGTTTAAAAGTAAGTATTTTTGAGATTCAAAAAATGTTACAATGGGGTACACCTTATGATTTAGAAATTTATAAATCTTGGTCAAATTTTTTCAAAAAAGAAAAAATGAAAAAGATAAAAACACCTAATAATACTACATTAATTTTACCTATGGCGGGTAATGGAAATAGATTCTATAAAGAAGGTTACCTAACCCCAAAACCATTTATAGATGTAGAAGATAAACCTATGGTAATAAAAGCGGTAGAAGATTTACCTACTTGTGAAAATAATATTTTTATTGTTAGGAAAGAACATACAGATAACTTTGACATAAACTCAATTATAAAAAAATACTATTCGAATCATTCAGTAGTTGAATTAGACTATGTTACCGAAGGACAAGCCTGTACTTGTGAATTAGGTATGGGTACTATTAACCCTGAAAACCCTATTTTAATATCTGCATGTGATAATGGTATATATTATAATGTAGAAAAATGTCAAGAAATGTTATTCGATGAAAGTATTGATGTTTTAGTTTGGTCATTTAGAAACAATCAAACAAGTAAACTTAATCCGAATAGTTATGCTTGGTTGGATGTTGATGACGATGATAACATTAGGCATGTTTCGTGTAAAAATTTCATTTATGATGATCCATTAACAACTCACGCAATAGTAGGCACAATGTTTTTTAGGAAGGCAAAATATTTTTTAAATGGTTTAAAAAATAATAAAGAAAAAAATATTAGAACTAATAACGAATTTTATGTTGATGATGTTTTAAATCAAAATATAGATATGGGATTAACAGTAAAAGTTTTTGAGGTTGAGGATTATATTTGTTGGGGAACACCTGATGATTATAAAACATATAATTATTGGAACGAATATTTTAATAAAAAATAAAAAATATAAAAAATGAAAAAAGCACTTATAACTGGAATTAATGGGCAAGATGGTTCATATTTGGCAGAATTTCTTTTAGAAAAGGGATATGAGGTTTGGGGAACTGTGAAAAGAAACTCAGTATCTGAAACACAATCATCGAGAATTGAATCTTTAAGAGATGGTAATTTAATAAATTTAGAGTATGCGGATTTAACGGATATGGCATCGTTAATTAGAATTTTATCTAAAGTACAACCAGATGAAGTTTATAATTTGGCAGCACAATCACACGTTAGAATTAGTTTCGATCAACCAATATGTACTGCAAATGTTACTGGTGTGGGCACACTTAATCTTTTAGAGGTGATAAGAATGGTATCCCCACATTCGAAAATTTATCAGGCATCTTCATCTGAAATGTTTGGAAATTCCATTGATTCCGATGGATACCAAAGAGAAACCACACCTATGAATCCAGTATCCCCATATGGGTGTGCAAAAGTATTTTCATATAATATCTGTAGAAATTATAGAAATTCTTATGGTATGAAAATATGGAACGGTATTCTATTTAATCACGAATCTCCTCGTAGGGGTACTAATTTCGTAACAAATAAAGTTGTTAAGGCAGCAGTTAAAATTAAGTTAGGGTTACAAGAAAAACTATCGTTAGGTAATCTATCCGCTACTAGGGATTGGGGTCATGCTAAAGACTACGTTAAAGCAATGTGGATGATGTTGCAAACAGATAATCCGACAGATTATGTATGCGCAACAGGTGTGTCACACTCAGTTAGCGATTTATGTGAATACACCTTTAAAAAATTAGGTTTAGATTATAAAGATTACATTATAGTTGATGAAAAACATATGAGACCTGAGGAATTAGAAAACTTAAAAGGGGACTCTACAAAATTAAGGGAAGAATTAGGGTGGGTAACTGAATATACTTTCGAAACTATGTTAGATGAAATGATATCGTATTGGTTAACATATTATAATGAAAAAAATATTATATATGTCTAAGATTTTAGTTACTGGCGGAAATGGTTTAGTCGGATCACAATTTATAGGTTCCAACTATATAAAGTTTGGTTCTAAAGATTACAATCTAATAGATCCCATATCAACTCATATAATGATAAGTACCAATAAACCTAAGTCGGTAATACATTGTGCGGGTAAGGTAGGTGGTGTTATGGGTAACATGAAACATAAAGGTGATTTTTTCTACCAAAATATTATGATGAATACAAATGTAATAGAAGAATGTAGAAAAAATAATGTAGAAGACTTAGTAGTGTTTTTGTCTACTTGTGTCTTCCCAAATAATGTGGAATACCCACTAACTGAAAAAAAGATACATCTAGGTCCACCACATTTTAGTAATGACGCTTATGCATATGCAAAACGTATGGCAGATATTCAAATCAAGTCATACAGAGAACAATATGGGTTAAATTACAAATCGGTTATACCTACTAATATATATGGAATTAATGATAATTTTGATATAGAGAATGGTCATGTCGTACCTTCTTTAATACATAAATGTTATATTGCGAGAGAAACTAATACACCATTAACTATATGGGGTAGTGGGATACCACTTAGAGAGTTTATTTACAATAAAGATGTGGTTAAATTAACTGAATGGGTTTTAGAAAATTATAATGAAGATGAACCGATTATATTATCGACTTCTGATGAAGTATCAATTAAAGACGTTGTAGGATTGATTGTAGAACTAATGAACTTCAAAGGTGAGGTAAAGTGGGATACTAACAAACCTGATGGTCAATTTAGAAAACCATCAGATAATTCTAAAATTAAAAACTATTTACCCGATTTTAAATTCACTCCACTATATGATGGGTTAAAAGAAACAATAGAGTGGTTTGAATCTAATTACGAAAATATTAGAAAATAAACTTTAATTTTTATAAAAATATGGTAAATTAAATATATGAGTAGAAGACGAAATAAAAAACTAACAGAGGAAGAACTTAGAGAAGTCGAATCCTTCGTATATAGTAAAAACATGGAAGAAGATAAATTTTTATCATCTATGTTTGTTAATGTTAAATGTAAAACAGAAAACCAAAAAAAATTAGTACAATCGATAAAAGAAAATGAGATAACTATTGCGTCAGGATTGGCTGGTAGTGGAAAAACATATATTGCGTGTGCAGAAGCCCTAAAATTAATCAAAACAAAAGAAAAATATAAAAAAATACTTTTGGTTAAATCTGTAATACAGTTACCCGGAGAAGAATTAGGTTTTTTACCTGGAGATTTATCAGAAAAATTAGATCCTTATATGATATCTTTTATTGATAATTTTGAAAAGATCATTGGCGAGAGTTTAACTAGAAAATTAAGGGAGTTGAGTATTATTAATATCCAACCATTAGCCTTTGTTAGGGGTCGTAGTATTGATAACACAATTATTATTGTTGATGAGGCACAAAACATATCCGTAAGTAATATGAGAACCTTAATGACTCGAATTGGTGACAACTCAAAGATGGTTATTTTAGGTGATGTTAAACAAAAAGATATTAAGAAAAGAACTGACAGTTCTTTAGAAGTCATTATTGAAAAATTTGAAGGTGTTGAAGGATTTGGTACTGTTACATTGAGAGATCCTGATGATGTAGTTAGAAACCCAATCATCAAGGTCATCGAATCAACCTTCGATGATTTAGAAAGCAGTAAATAAAGTTTACTAATTACTATATATTACTACTATTAATAAAAATTAAAATATGAGAATAGGAATAACAATTGATGGTGTAGTAAGAGATTTTATAAGTAAGTTTGAGTCGGTATATGACAAATATTACCTTGCGGAATTAGAAGAAGGAGAGGAATTACCTAAGAGAGACATTAACACTTTAAATCTTTTAGAACATTTTGAATTTAGTGGTGGTACTGAAGAACTTAATAGATTTCTCTATATCGATTCATCTTTAGAAATATTTGGACACGCAGGTGAGACAAAACTTAATTCTGTAGAACACCTAAACCAACTACATAATCTAATAGAAGATATGGGACATACACCCATTGTGATCAGTAAAGAATTAAATAATAGTAAACCCGCAACATTATTCTTTTTATCTAAACTTTCAGCGAAGGTAAATAATATTGTTTTTGTTAAAGATTATCATAAAAAATGGGAACATGTGGATGTTCTTATCACTGCAAATCCAACAACATTAGAAACTAAACCAAAAGAAAAAGTATCGATTAAAGTTATAAATCACTATAATAAGGATTGCGACGCAGATTACACAATTTTAGATCTAAAAGAAATTTTAGATGATAAAAAAATATTAGAAAAAATATTAGGAACAGAAACTATCGAGTTTGAGGACATTTAATATTTACTAATTTAGAATTTTACATAAATTTAATAAAAAAATCATATGGATAACTTATTGTTAGATATCGGAGGTAAAGAATTATACCTTGACATTGATAGATTGTCAGAAATAGTTCGAATCGAACAAGAATCACAACCATTGACGGTTAATGAAAGTCAATGTGATGCTGGAATGGAAGAACCTCTACCGAACATGGTTGAGTTACATATTGATGGTACAAAATATGAAATGTATCGTGATATGATCGGTGCACTTATGATGTATAACGAAGAAGTAGATAATAAAATGGGTATGGTTGCACTCAACAATGCAACAATACCTTTTAAGATTGCCTTTAATACTTTATTGATGAAAGGTATACTTAAAGAATTATAATAATAAAAACAAATAAATGTTATGAGTGAACAATTAGACAGAATTAAAAGTAGTATCGACAAAATTAACAATAAAGATTTCGGTATCTATTTTTTCACTATTGACACCAAAGGTAATCCAACCGCAGGTGTTGCAACAATTTACGAACACGTAAAACAACTTAGAGAACTGGGTTATAACGCTCAAATTCTTCACGACAAAAATGATTATAAACTCAGTGAGGATGAAGAAGGTATGGGTATCGCAGAGTGGTTAGGTGAAGAATATGCAAATTTACCACATGTCTCTATAGAATCACAACAATTACAAGTTGGTCCTTCAGATTTTGTTATTATTCCTGAAGCGTTTGCAAGTATTATTAAACAAACCGCAAACTTCCCTTGTAAAAGAATTGTTTTCCTACAATCATACGAATATATCTTTGAGATGTTAGAAATAGGTGAAGGTTGGGAACAATTTGGGATAAGAGATGTGATTACTACTAATAAGAATCTTTCTGATTATGCAAATTCAGTATTTAGGGGTATTAGAACTGATGAAGTACCTGTGAGTATTCCATCTTATTTTAAAAATAGTGATAAACCTAAAATACCTACAGTTGCGATGGTTGCGAGAGATAAAAGAGAATTATTGAAAATTGTAAAAGTATTTTATCAGAAATACCCTCACTATAGATTTGTGTCATTCAGAGATATGGCGGGATTACCTAGGGAAACTTTCGCAAAAGAATTAAGTCAATCTTTCTTAGGTGTTTGGGTAGATGAATTATCAAGTTTTGGGACATTCCCGTTAGAGTGTATGAAATCTAATACACCTGTCATTGGTAAAATTCCTAGAATGATTCCTGAATGGATGGGATCTATCGATCAAAATGGTAACCTAAACCTAAATGACAACGGTATATGGACTCCTAATATGAATGCGATTCCTGATATTATTGCAACTATGGTGGGACTTTACTTAGAAGATGCACTACCTCAAAACATTATGGAAGGTATGAGTGAATGGGAAAACAAATATGTGGAAGAAGAATCTAATGAAATTTTGTCTGAAGTGTATGATGGTATCTTTAAAAGAAGAGTTGTTGAGTTAGAATCAACTTACAACCAACTTCAAGAAAAAGAACTAATAACTATAGGAAATAACGAAACCAATGGCTAAAGGTGCTACCACAATTAAGAATGTATCTAATACTCGTGTAAAGAGAAAAGGTGTACACGCTAAAACAAAAACTAGCAAGACTAAAAATAGTGAACTTTATAAGAAAAGTTATAGAGGTCAAGGTAGATAACAATTAAAAATAAAAAAATGAATATGTCAAATATTACAATAGTAGTACCAGTACACAAACTAGAAGAAAATTATTTAGTCGGTTGTATTGAGAGTATAAAATCACAAAAGATTAAACCTTATGAGGTTATTTTTGTAACATCTAATGATGAGAGTGTAAAAAACTATTTAAATAATTACGATTTCGGTGATATCAAAGACGTTACTAAAGTCATTGAGAATGAAACCGGAAAATATGATTTTCAAACACAGATTAATTATGGTGTAGAAAAAAGTACGGGTGATTATTTCACTTTTGTAGAGTATGATGATGAGGTATCACCAATATGGATTAAAAATGGTGTAGAATATATTAACGCATATCCAGAAGTGGGTGTATTTTTACCTATTGTCTATGAAACTGATGAAAATGGTAAATTTATTTCATTTACTAATGAAAGTGTATGGGCTAAAGATTTCTCAGAAGAAATTGGTAGAATAGATAATAATACATTACTCAGAGCCCAAAACTTTAACTTTGATGGAATGATAGTAAAAAGAGATAGTTTCTTAGATAATGGTGGTTTAAAATCACATATGAAACTTACATTTACTTATGAATTCTTACTAAGAATGTCTTATCTATCCATTCCTATTATGGTTATACCTAAATTAGGTTACAAACATACTAACAATAGAGAGGGTTCTTTATTCGTAGAATATAAGTCAACAATCGATGTATTAGAAAGTAAGTTTTGGGTGAACAAAGCAAAGAAAGAATATTTTTTCACTAATGATAGAGAAATAACATATGAAGTATAAATAAAATGTAATGTCTGAAGAACCCAAAAAAAGGGGTAGAAAGAGAACATCAAATTTATATTTTGGTCCAGACCAAGAGGAAGCAGTAGTTAAGTTTTTAACAAGTGAGTCATATAGTGAAAGAAATAAAATTTATAATGAATTTCTAAAAAACCCGATAAATAAGATGGTTGAGTCCATCATAAGGAGGTATAAGTTGTACAGAAAAGAATACGAATATGAAGATGTCCATTCGGATACTCTATCATTTCTAATAACTAAAATGCACAACTTTAAACCGGATAAGAATAAAAAGGCGTATTCTTATTTTGGTACAATTTGTAAACATTATCTTTTAGGTCAATTGATCAAAGATGATAAAAAGATTAGATATGATGTTTCTTATGAAGATGTTCATAAGACAATAGAAACTATGAATAATCAGATATATTGCATAGACGATCAAAAAATGCAATTAGATAGTTTTATTAAAGAGGTATCGGCTAATATTAAATCTGAATTACTTTATAGTAAGTTATCTGAAACAGAAATTAAGGTTGGAGATGCCCTATGTAAAATTTTAGATGATTGGGAAACCATATTTGAACAAATTGAAAGTGGTAATAAATATAATAAAAATCTTATCTTATCATACATCAGAGAAATTACTGATTTAACTACTAAAGATATTAGGGTTGGTATGAGAAGATATAAAAAAATGTACTCACTTTTCAAAAATGATAAAATAGAAAACGATTTATTATAAAAAAATAAACAAAAGATATTTATAATAAAACACAATTTATGGCTAGACCTAAAAAAACTAAAATAAATTTAGATAAGAATAGTCTTCAGGAATTAATGCAAGAAATTTATAATGATTGTAATACCATTATGAATAATGCTAGAAGAGAGCTTAACGAAAGAAAACAAAGAGCGGAGATAGAAGATACTAATGACGAATACCAAATAGGTAAAGTTAATAATGAAACCATCAAAATTTTAGAAAGTACTGTCGATAAAAAAATCGCGTTAGCTAAACTACAGACTCAAATAATTGGTACTAAATCAGATGATGGTCAAAATAATATTGATAGTAGTATAACAGAAGAAGATAAAAACATACTTAGAGAATTATTTAAAGAAAAATCGAACAATAAGAATACTGAGTACGACATAGATTAGAAAGTTATGAGCAATAAATTTAGAAATGTTGTATGTAAACCTAAAGACGTTTTTACGGATGCAAAAAGGGAGATATTTGAGTTGATAAATTTAAATAAAACTATTTGTAATAATCTACCTGATTTAAGTATTCCTAATTTAATACCTGAAGTCCCTAATTTAAATCCAAGTCAAAAAGTAATTGATTTACTTGCAGATGTGCTAGCTTTAGTGTCAGGAATAAACTTTGATGAAATGAGGATGCAGTTAATAAACTGGTTAGTAGAACAATTACAACCTCTCTCTGAAGATTTATCAGTTAATTTTATTGAATCGATAAAAAGTTGTTACGCTTGTAAAATAGAACCCAAAATACCTGAATGGTTATATCAAGTACAACCATCTAGCGGAGTAGAGGGTGTTGGGATAAATATTGAAATTAATAAATTAGACTTAACTTGTTTATTCGCCGCAAACCCAAACACCGAAATAGGGAAGTTATTTTATGATGGTGATTCGTCTAATGATGTCAACGCATTTTTATGGGAAGTTATACAGGAAAATGGGAATCCTTTAATATGGGCTAACCCTACAAATGGGAAAGAGATTTTAGAGGTTCGTTATTATGAAAACAGTCCCATCGCATACACCCAAAATGATGGTACTGTGGAATATCAAAATATAGAACCTAGACCAAGGGTATTTAATATTAGAGTTTTGAATAGTAATTATCAAAATAAAACATTAATTACACTATTAGTAGATTATTTTAATAGTCAACAACCTTTGTTCGATGTAGATAAAACTATACCTAATGTAATTGATCTCTTATATGGTACTTTAACAAATAAAATAAAATTACCTGAGGCGTGTTTAAATAAGGTAGTAGAATTGGAGAATTCAATTGACGACTATATAGATGCAGGCATTGATAATGTTGAAATTGAATTCGATGAGAGTTTTTATACTTTTGATAGTAAACAATTAAGTAATATCAAAGAAAAAGTTAAAGAGAAGAAATCGGGTGTGAAAAAATTTAAAAAATGTTGTGGTAAAGAAATTAGTACTATATCATTTGACACATTAAAAAATATTAATGATAGTTTAAAAAATTCTTCTAATTTACAAGAAAAAATTAACACATATACTAAATCGATTGATGATTTAATTAAAGAATCAACTGAAAATGTGAAAAACTTAGATAAAGATGGGGCATCTGGTGAGTTCTTATCTAATTTTATTACCTCACTACAAATTGTGTTAACTAAATTAGTATTATCACCTAAGAATTTACTAATGTTAAATTTATTCTATTATTTAGTTAATAGTAAACCTGTCACTGAAATATCTGTTAAAAAAATACTTAAAGAATATGAGTGTATAATTAGAGATGTTATAGGTGAAATTATACGAAGGTTAATTTACGATTATTTATTACCTTTAGTGATAAATAGATTAAAACAATTAATATTGTGTGTATTAACTAAAAAAATAAAAGAAAAAAACATTAACCTATTAAAATCTAGACTAAGTTTATTACCTGGGTTTGTAAATGAACAGATTGAAAATGTAAATAATTTATTTGGTAAGGTAGAGGGTGTTGTAGATACCGCTAGAGGGTTTACAGATAAAGTGAATTTAGATTCATTAAATAATGTTAATTCACAATTTAATAGAAAAAATAGATTTTGTGATTTTTAAAATAAAATATTATGGCAACCAATTTTAATACTACAATTAGCACTATTAGGAATTTGTTTAAAAATTTATTTAAACCATCTACACCTTTACAACCTATAAGTAAACAAGAGATTTTGATTGGGGCTAAATTTAGAGAAGGTTTAAGTGCGATAGATATTGCGTCTAAAATAATAGAGAGAAAAAAGGAGATAGGGGTAGGTATTGGTCCATTACCTAGTGGTTCAGAAAATATTGAATTGAAAATGGAAGTAATAAGAGTCGAAGAAATTTTAAACGCACTTTTAACTAAGGCGAAGATTGAAGTGGCGATACCTCCAGGTACACCTATACAAGCAACTGGTGGTAATGCGGGTGGGCCAATAGTAGTTGTTGGGACAACTATAGGTATAAGTAAGGGTGAAGGTATTATAAGATAGTATATGAAAATAGATTGGAAAAATATGAGTAACGCGTCCATAAAAATGCAACTAGAGGAACTCGCACACCAACAAAAAAGTATAAAAGAAAAAATAATATCATTATCTGAAAAATTAGAATTAACTGAAAAGGAATATTTATTAGGTAATACTATTTTAACTAAAAGATATAAAGGAGAAGAATAATGGGTAATTATTATAGTGACAGTACCAATATTAACACCATACCAATAATCAAAGTCGGTGAGGTTAGATCAATTGTAGATAATACTAAATCAGGTAGAATTAAAGTGAAAATTACTGGTATTGACACTGAAGGTGATTTAGAACTTATAGATTGTGTACCACTACTACCAAAATATTTAGTAACTCTACCAAAAGTAGGTGAATGTGTATTTGTGTTTCAATATGAATATAATAATTCCTCCCCAACCTCATCATTTAAAAATACTAGATTTTGGATCGGACCGTTGATTACTCAACCAACAAATTTAAATGAGGAACAATATAATTCTGCCTTATCTATATTACCTAACGGTTATGTGAAATTAAATGACCCCAAAGTAGAGCCTGGTGCATATGGTAATGATGAAGATATTGTATTACAAGGTAGATATAATACGGATATCATACAAAAAGATAGAGAAATGTGGTTGAGAGTCGGTAAGACTTTAGAAAGTGATCCTAGAAAATTTAATAATAAAAATTTAGGTTACATCCAACTGAAATACGGTAACGAAAAATTGAAAAGAGTCGTTGAAGATAGAGTGATACAAACTAGTATCATACCAATACCTGATACTCTTGTGACTGTCGAAATAAATAGCATAACTAATAGTGGTGTTATCTTATCTGGCGATTTAGAGGAGAGTAGATATAGAGAAAGTGATATTGATAGGACCGAAGTATTTGTTAAGGTTTATGATATTAAATTAAACACACTTAAAAGTTCATTTGAGAATGTGAGTTCTTTTGTGGGTTCACAATCTAGAGATTTAGCCTTGACTGCGGTAAAAACATACGTTGACGCAAATAAAGGTACACAGTGGAAAATTAAATCTACCGTAAAAGATTATCTAAATACCTTACCTAATGTAAGTGGTAACATATCTGTTTTTACTAACACACCAATACCAGGACCAAAAAAGACAATTAAAACAGTTAGATTAGAAAAAAATACCGGTAAAAAAAGTAGTGTAGTTAATGTTGTTGCCAATAAAATAAACTTAATTAGTCATGATGGTGAACACACATTTAATTTAACTGACCCTAAAGGTTTGATAACTGATGAAGAACAAGAGAAAATCAATAAAGGTGCACACCCATTAGTCTATGGTGACACATTAGTGGAATTTTTAGAATTAGTTAAACAATATGTTATCTCACATGTTCATCCATATCATGGATTACCTGCGGATCCTAGTACCACAACAACTGATGTCATAAGATTTGACTTAAATAGGATATTAAATAAGAACATTAATAGTAATTAAGATATTTATTTATAAAAAGGTATGGTAACTAGAACTTATATAGATAAAAACAATACAATCATATTCGGAACCCTAATAAATACAGGTAGAAATCCTATCGCCGAATTATATTATGGGGGAAAAGAAACTCAAACTGATTACACCAGACACTTATTATATTTTGATATTTCAGATTTACAACAAAAATATAATAATGGTGAATTAGGTGACTTATCTAATGTTACACATACTTTAAGAATGACTAATAGTTCATTCTTTGATAGAGATTTGCAAGCACAAAAATTATTAGATGGTAAACAAAGAACATCTTCTTTTGATTTAGTTTTATTTAGAGTTAATAAATTATGGGATGAAGGTTGTGGATACGACTACCAACAATTTATGGGATTACATCCTAGTGACGATATTACATTCGTAGAATCTGCGAGTAATTGGGTTAATGCGACTACAACAAATGCGTGGGACGAACCTGGTGTTTATTCGGGATCACCTTCAGGTATTACTGTAACAACACAACATTTCGATAAAGGTAATGAAAATATTGAAATGGATATTACCAATGAAGTAAATAGTTTAATTACTGGTGGGACAACAAACTATGGATATGGTATTGCATTTGAAAGGGATTTGGAAACCAAAGAAGTTGTACCATCACAATATGTAGGATTCTTTACCAGACACACACAAACATATTATGAACCTTTTGTGGAGACATCTTATAATAACCCCATTAGAGACGACAGGAAGAACTTTTATCGAGGAAAGACTAATAGACTATACTTATACACTAATCTAGGTGGAGAACCGACTAATTTGGGTTCTAAACCATCTGTAGTAGTTAAAAATGGTAATGGTACATTATTCTCCTCATTCACAAGTAATAATGTAGTACAACAAACTAAAGGTGTTTATTATATAGAATTATTTGTACCTATCACATCTTCAGATTGTACAATATTTACCGATACTTGGTCAAATATTGTTATAAATGGAATTAATCGTCCTAATGTTACCCTACAATTTGAGATTAAGGATGATACAGAATATTATAACTTTGGTGATTCAGAATCTTTACCAATAGAATATACATTTAATTTAAGTGGTATTAGAAGAGATGAAAAAATAAAGAGAGGTGATCAAAGAAAAGTATTTGTTAATGCTAGAATACCTTATACGGTAAACGAAACATCTGTGATAGATGGATTACAGTATAGATTGTGGATTAGAGAAGGTAATACTGAAGTTAACGTTATTAATTGGACTGATGTAAATAAATCTTACCTTAAAAATTATTTTATTTTAGATACTTCTTGGATGATACCTAATGAATATTATATCGATATTAAATTAACGTCTAACCAATTAGTTAAGACATATACCAATACCCTAAAGTTTAATATTGTTAATCAGGTTGAGAATCTCCACTAGATTCCTCAAAACCGTCTAAGTGGGGAGGTAAAGTAAATGTCATCGATTCTATCTTTTTAATGACATCACCCAAAATTAGATTTAACATCTCTGAATATGTTTTTAAAGACAATGGTTTAGGGTATGGAACATCAAATTCCATTAAATTAAACTGTCTACCACTTCCTTCTCTATCAGTTGTCTCACCTAACGTATATTTTACGACAACCTTAAATTTTTCATTATCAATTTTTTCTTGATACTTATCATCTGTGAAATAACCGTCAACAATATTACCTTCCTTATCTAATATACGGTAAAATACGTCTACTATTAAATTTCTACCATTTCTATCATCACCATAGATATAATTGCCATTATTATCCATAGTCATAAAAGGTAAGTATAGGACAACTCCCGAATATCCCCCCCAAAAATTAATATCTCTCATGTCTTCTACACCCGTATCCCTATCAATATTAATTTTTATTTGCCCATATAAATCATTCGTTAATTTATCTCTAAATAATTTACTTAATGTTTGATGATGATCCTTGAATAATTGTGCGGAAGGGATTGTTTTTCTAAGAGAAGTCGTTTCACTAAAAAGTTTATCGTAGTTCCAATAATACGTTTTTGTCAACCCATAAGCCATATCATATGGAATTTCAATATTCTCAATTAACCATGCTGCGACTTCCCATTGAGTGAATGGTTTCTTACCCTCCTCACCACCTTTCATTGGGTCACCGTATTGGATATTTAACGTCTTAAAAATTCTTTTTTCAGTTGCGTCAAATTCATTTGTATCATCTATTAATAAAGACTCTAATAGTACGTATTTCTTTTTGATTATCATATATAATGTAAATATAATAATAAATATCTTATAAAACAAAAAAGGGTAGACAAAATCTACCCTTTTATATTCACTCTTTAAATCGATTATCTCAATTCGTTTACATCGAATGTTTGAACTCCATCAACTGTAACTACACCATAGAAACGGTTATTAACCATTTTCTTAGCGTATCTAGTCATGATACCCTTCGTTGGTGCGAAGTTGAACGGGTTTTGTAACGTAGGAGTCAATTGTAGAGGTACGTAAGGTGCGTAAACGTACCCAGTATCCAACAATGATTTTCCTTTGTGTCCAATGATGATTGAGTTAGCCGGTGCATATGGATCACGATATACAGTATATCTTCCTCCTAATGAACCAATCTTCTCAATACCCATATTGTACTGATCTTGCTCTGGAGATGCGTTAGATACGTGGAAGTATTCTAAGTCATCAAAGATAGCAGAAACTTCAGACGAAACAACGATGAAGTTAGCACCACCTCTTAAAGTAGCCTTATGAATTTGAGCTGAGATTTGATTGATTTTAGTAATCAACGTTTGATTCCACTCTTTTTGAGTGTAAGCGTTGAAACCACCACCATTGTTAGCTCGTTTCCATCCGTTGTAATCCCATCTCAATTGCCAAGCCGAACCTTTTCTTAAGTCTCTTAGGATCTCTCTATCGATTTCCGCCGCAACTTGCTCAGACAATAACGCCGTAAGTTCTGCTTCTGCATCAATGTTATGGAATGCACTAACGTCTTGTGCCAATTCTGGTGACCAAGTAGCTCTTAGTTTTCTTTCTGTTACAGAAACCACAACTTCATCAAGTTCGAATGATACCTCACCCATTTCAGTTGAGAATTCTAATGATTCGTATCTGGACCAAGCTACAGTCAAACCTGTAAATGAAGTTCCAGTTGCCGCACCAACATATCCGTCAAAGTTAGCAGAAGAACAATCAATACAAGCTGGATGTGTAAGGTCCAATTCGATTAGTAAACATCCATCAGGAGTACAGATATCACCATAATCAACGATACCTCTTCCGTATTTCTGAGTTACTACTCTAAATGGTACACTACCACCTGCAGCAATAATTTGTTTACCATCACCATCAACAATTGCTGGTGTAGAAACTACTGATAAAGAAGATAAGAAAGATTCAGTATCCATTTCGTTTCCGTCTGGTCCAGTTAATCTACCTGCGTTAGTAGTAGAGAAACCTGTTACACACATTTTAACACTTCTGAATGAACCATCCGAAGCTTTAGGTTGTGATGATAAATTAGTAGGTACTTTCACACCATTAGCGTTAAGTGTTGCACCATAGAAACCTGCCCCAGCAAAAACGATTTTTTTACCTTTAGATGCGTCAAACAATCCATCATTATAGTATAAGTCATATAGTGACTTCTCTAAGAATGGAGTGATAAGTGTATCTTCATTACATCCAGAAATAACACATGCTGGTAATGATCCGTTAGCGGAACCATCTTTACCGTTCAAAGGAACTTGTGTAGATGATGTTTTAGGTACAAAGAAGAATAATTTTCCAATTGGCATGTTCATCGCTTGTACCGATACGATATCGTTAGCCAATAATTTAGAGAATACTCTTCGTACAATTGGAAATACCACTGTCTCGAATGAACCTGATGAATCAGACGAAGTCGACTCATTAAGTAAAGAAGATGCTTGGTTTTCGTACAATTGTGCGATGTTCTCTTTTACGTGACCTTTCAAACCTTCAAGGAAACCTAATGAGGTCCACTTAGAAATAGTTTTAGATCTGATTTGCTTTAGGTGCTCTAGTCCGATGTTTCCGACTTGACCTGAATTTAACAAATGTCCCATTTTTTTTATTATTTTTTAATTTTTGTTATTTTATTATTTTTATGAGATTCTTCTCATTAAATCTTTAATCGCAGATATCTGTGGATCTACATATGCTGTAGACTCATTTAGATTTTGCGACTTTGACGACTCAATAGTCTTATTAACTTTTTTTTGTACTGACTCGTTAATTGGTTTCTTATTATCTAACTCAGTCTTAATTGTTTTGTATATGTTCTTAGACTCTTTTATCGACTCAGCATTGTCAAACCTCTTAAGGATATCCATTTTTTCTTTTTTCGTTGTCGAATGCTCAGTGAAGATTCTATTCACATACGCTAAGTTAGTGTTAAACAAAGCCACCTCATTAAGTTTGTCTTTGAATACATTAAGTGCTTTCTTATACTCTTCGTTTTTAGATTTTAACTCTGTGTATTCTTTCATTATCTTAGATTCAGAAACTGTAGATGATTTTGGGGTTCTATTTACTAAAGGTTTACGAAGTTTTATAGATTCGTCTCTTCTACCCACTTTAGTGCCACTGTATCTTTGTTTACCAGCGAACTTTCTGTGTCTTTGTAGTTTGTCCTCTTCTAATTTTTCTTCTTCCTCATCAATGTAAGCGCCTTCTTCCATGTGGTAGTCTTCACCATAGTGACTTTTTTTCATACCACCCATTTCTTTAAACATTTCCATCATGTCGGAATCTTCGTCTAATTCTATCTCGTACATTACTTCTTCGTACATAGAACCGCAATTCCCTTCAGCGCAATACTCTTTTTCGTTCATAGAATGTCTCATTTCATCCATAGATTCCTTAATGTAATACTCTGCACCTGTTTTATTATCTGTTAGATGGATACCACCAGCATCTTTTACAACTTCTACTTCATCATCGTCAGAGAGTTTTTTGAAAACTTTAACAACTTCGTCATCAGACGCACCTGTTAAGTCCATTACTTCTTCTCCTCCCATACCCATAAAAGGTAATTCTAAATCTAATTTCATTTCCTCTCCTTCTTCACCTTCACTAGCGTCTAAGTCTAGGTCGGTGTCTAAGTCAAGTTCAATGTCATCAGACTCTTCATCAGATACTTCATCATCTAAATCTAATTCGATGTCTTCCACCTCATCAGATTCTTCATCTTCAAGATCTAAAAGGTCTTCTTCTTCTTCTTCATCATCGGATCCTTTAACTTCTGTATCGATCATTTCTAAATCTATCTCATCTTCTTGTTCTGAGACTTTTTTTTCTTTTTCTTCATCTCCCTTTTTCAAAGATGACTCGACGATACTTTCAAATTCCTTGGACATAAGTGCCGCAAGCATTTCTTTCGTATTGGCTTTTAAGGCATCCTCTAAAGACTTTGCTTCTAGTAAAGCCTCTTCGATGATTGATTTCTTTTTTTCAGCCATTTTACTTTTTTTTTTAATTGTTATTAATTATTATTTAACGCAATGTTATACGTTCACTAAATAAATATGCGATATTTTAGAAAAGTGTTAATTATTTTACTAATCGAGTAAAAAATTATTTAAATTATCTTTAAGGATAGCATCTTCTTTTTTAATATTCGACTCAGACATCTGTTGTTCTCTAGATGGAACATCACTATAAATCCAAGAACCTGGAGTAGACGGTGAGGTAACAATATCCCAACAAATTAATTCAAAATCGTCTTGCACTATATTCTTACCACCTTCTTTTTCCAAAGAACCTACACCTCTTGATGACACACCAATCTTTAAACCTTTTCTCAAATAATTCGCTACTCTGTCACCTTCACAAGATATAATTCCTTGGTTTACGAATCCCGGTGACATAATGATTTCTAACTTACCCATAAGTACATTACCTTCCCACCAAAGGTCTACCACATTATGAGAAATTCTACTTACCGCAACAATAGATGATTCTGGGTGGTCACAATTATGTGTCCAAGAGATCTTATTATTTGATCTCATTAACCACGTACTATTAGGGACAGTTACACAGTATACATAATCATTATGTTTAATCTTATCAATCTTTATAAATCTATGATCTAAATAAATTCCCTTATTAGTTCTAAGGTGTACATTATATAATACTTTAGAATCAGAAGATTTTATTAATCGTTTAGTTTTAATTTTTTCTTTAATTAAAGAAATTGTTCCATCTTCATTTTCAACCTCACTAAAGACTACGTTTTCATCAACAATAATTCTATCTTTTGGTGTGATTGTGTTAATTGTTGCACCGTACCCTAGTTTTACTATAATTTCGAATACGTCATCTGCCAAAGATTTTGATGTAGTGACATATTCTTTAATTAATTCATTTTTACTATTGTGTCTGTTTCTTCCATCACCAAGTAATAACCAATCTAATAAAATATTTAACAATTCCGGTGAGTATTGTTTAATATAATTAGGTATATGTTTTTGATATGAATTCCCTAAACTGAACAATTCATCATATAATTCTTTACTATATATGTTATATTGTCTGTTATCTGATACACTATATTTAAAAGGTAACCGTTCAAGTAAAGACTCAATCATTTTTGAGGACTCTTCCTTCACTTGTGTAATACATACTAAATTTTTCTTATTGCCACCTTTAGTTCCACTACAATGTCCATCGGCAATAAAAATACCTAAAAAAGAAACCCAATCTTCTATATCTATAGTAATATCACTATTTTTTAATGTATAAGTTTTAGGTGAATCACCTACCCATTCTGCGGAATGTTTAATATAAGAATGAGATACTTTAGAATCTTTATTTTTTATTTTATCATATAATTCTTCACCAGTTAAGATATAAGATTTATCATTTCTATCCCATAATACTACTTTATGTTTTTTAGTGATTTTCATGTCTAAACTACTATTGTTATAGATATGGATTAAGTCATCGTCATATTGTTTTTTGATAGTATCCGTAACATTTTGTTCCTCAATGAAGTTGGTATCAATATTCATTGTTAAAATTTTATCACCAACTTTAACATCCTCAATTTTAAACCACCCATCAGTGGTGTAAATCTCAGTACCTTCAGGTACGCATTCCCCTAACGCTCTTTTTTCTTTAATAAGTTTAAGGTAGTTTTCCGCTTCTCGTCTAAGTATAGCTTCAGGGTATACTCTTCCATTTCTGTTTTCTACCCCATATTTTTGCATAACCGCATAAACTATCAAAGGTTCCTCTATGATAGGTTCCCCTTTTGATAGTTTAGTCATTTCACTAATAAAGTTCTGGTTATCTTTTGGTGAAATGTATCCCGAATCATACTCAATAAGGACACCCCTCTTATTGCTATCGTTATTTTTTAATATTTCCATAATAGTGATATACTTTAATAATAAATATATCACTATGTTAAAAAAATTATTTTTTTCTCTTATGGAAAGTAAAAACGTTATTGGTTTCTATACAATTTTTTACGACATTATAAATAATACTTTTAGTACTATCTATAATTTTTGGGTTGTTTAACGGATAATGTCTTTTTTGGAAGAGTGTTATTTCACAAGACATAAAACTTTTTTTTTCTACTGATAGTCCTGAAGTTCTCATATCTAAATCTACAATGTATTTGTTATTGTAGTATAAATCTTGATCTAGATAGTTGTTTAATTTTTGTTTTATTTTTTTTCTTAAATTACTTAAAAAATATTCGTAATTTAGATTTTCGTCTAATTCATCTAATTCGCCCCACGCAGATAGATTAATATAGATACTTTTTGATTCTTTGTTGTTAACAGTACCAATCTTAGTTTTATAGTTTTCTAATAAATCTAATTTGATTTCTTTTCCTAATTTCATTCATAATTTTTTTCATGTATTGTTATTTAAAAGTTTGTTAATAATAATACAAAAATATTCGTGAAATGTCAAATTTAATCGCAAATAAAACCCACTATAGTAGCGAACTCTAGTGGGTAATATTTGTCCGTAGACAATAACGGCCCTAATCCGTTTTTTTACATTTTTCTATTTCCTCTTCTGAACGGTCTATCTCCGGTATTATGTCGTGAAGGCATTGACCTCATAATTGGCAATTTCCCTCTACGACCACCCTTTAAGTCATCAATATCACCATCAAAGTCATAATATTCATTGTCATCAGTTAAATCATCGTCAGAATCTTCTGAGTATTCACTACCACCCATTCTTAATATTTCGTCTCTCGATAAATCAGAAAATTTAACATCACCGAATCTAGGGTGTCCATCGTCCATCCCACCTAATTCATTAATCATATTTTCTTTAATCACTCTTTTTACAATTCTTTGTAAATCAGATTCACTAAGTCTTATTACTCTTTTTTTCATTTTTCTTATTTTTTTATTAGTTATATTGATTCTTTTAAATCGTGTAATCTTGTAATATCAGTAGTAAAAGAATCTATGTTGAAACTATTGTTCAGTAGTTTATCCTTAACTTTTAATAGTTTATCTTTAAGATCTAAATCAGAAGACTCATTTAATTTAGTATCGATACCATCAATACACTCTCTTTTTAATTTATTGAAAATATTTTCTTTATCTTCACTTGTACCATTAAGTACTGTTTTAATGATTTCTTTTTCTGACTCACTAATGTTAGAATATCTAGAATTAAACTTATTTACTGCCAATTTTGTTAACACACTAGGTGGTAAATATACACTTTCCGTAACAACCTCTTTTACTTCCTCTTTTTCTAACATATTTTTAACTATATAATTAATTGTCTCATTAATTTTTTTAATATTCGAAGGTGTTTTTTCGGTGTTAACTAAATAAGATATTTTATTATAGAATTCTTGATTTTCTTTTATGATTTTATTACCTTTAAGTAATTTAACGAAAAACTCATTACCTTTTACGATATGTCCTTCGTTTAAACCTTTAAGTAGTTCAATATTCTCCTTAACGAATTCTTTCGCCTCAACACCATCATCGAACCTACTATTTTGTAAATTACTATAAATTAGATATTGATTCTTTAATGTTTTATTTTCTTTAATTGTTTTTAAAAATTTAGAAAATAGTTTTTTACTCTTTTCGTTTTTTTTAATTATAGACTCTACTACTAAATTTTTAAAGGTATCTTTAATATTACCAAAATTCTCCATGTTCTTTTTTATAAATAAATATTCTGAATTTATAAAAAAGTTCTATTTAATTAAATTATCGATTTCTTTTGCCATATCACTAATTTTAGAGTTTAGTATTTCAGTATCCTTTTCTACCTCATCTAAGTTAAAAACCCTTTCATCCTTATCTAAACTTTCCATAAGTCTATTTAAATAAATTCTTTGATATTTATTAACTTTCTCTTCGTATCTTCTTCTTCCTTGCTCTAATAAAAGATTGTCTTTTTTCTTTATTGACTCTTCGGTTGGTGCGGGTTCTGCACCACCAGTGTCTGTTCCGATTCCACCTAAGTCACCTCCAGTGTCTGTTCCGAACCCACCTAAGTCATCACCACCTGTGCCTTCACCTTCTTCACCACCACCCTCTGCGGGTACACCACCGGTTAATGTAGAAAAATCACCATAAAGTTTATCTACCCTATCAAAGATACCTGTCTTCTTAATGATAGTTGCGGTTTGTTCCATTTCTGCTGCGGCAGCTTTTTCTAATCTTTGTTGTTCTAAATCATTTCTTATTTCTTCTTCAGACATTCCTAAAATTTCTTTTTTCGCCCTAGTCATTGACATTGTTCCGAATCCATTACCCGCATCTGATACTACATCTTTATATAGGGTTACCTTTAATTGAGTTTGTTCTACCTTTAACATCTCTGCCTGAGTAGACGGGTTATTCAATGTTAGTGTAAAGTTTTCTAACTCATCTTCTAACCCTAAAATATATAAATGAATGATAGCAATCTTATTTAATTCTTGTATCATTGCTTGTTGAATTCTATTGATTGTTCTAGCAAATCTAATATCTTGTAACGCTAAGTTTTTACCTTCACCATTAACCTCCTCAAATCCTAAGAATGGTTTAGGTACTCTAAGTGCAGTAAACAATTTTTTCTGAAGGTATTGAATGTCTGCAATCTCAGATAGGTTAGATGCTCCTGGTAGAGTCTCTATTGGTGAAGGTGCGTTTGTGTCTCTTACTGGGATAAAATAGTCTTGGTCCTGAGCCATTTGATTATATCTAGTGTCTACCTGCCCCGTGTTTTGATCAATAACAGGACTTCTTTTAAAATTATTCGCAATATTGTTAACATATGCGGGTACATCTTTCTCATCAATGTTACCGACAAATATTTTAAAGATTCTTCTTTCAGGTGCCCTAGTTACTCTGTATATCAACATCGCATCTTCAGAAAGTAACAATTGTTTCCATATCCTTCTCGCTTTTTCCAACATTGAAGTTCCGTAAGGTAGTCTCCTATCATCGCCCAACAACCTAAAGTGTGCGATTTGCCACGCATTAAACTCAATATTTCTTTGACCCCATATAAATTTAATTGGGTTAATTTTATCAGTTTCGGCATTCGCAGGATTTTCACCGAAACCTTCATTTTCCTTTCTACTAATCTCAATATTTGGTAATTGTTTAACACCTGTAATCCCTTCTTCACTATCTATATTGAGGAATAAAAAATCATCACCATATTTACAAACATTTCTCGTCCACATAGGTAATGATGTATGTATATCTAATCTATTAAAAAATAAGTCTTCTAATATTCTTCTAACTCTCCTACTTTCAGAAAATATGTTAATAACTTTGTTATCCGAATTTAATGTGGTAGATTCTTCCATCATTATATCTAATGCGGCGGCGATTTCGGGAAAAAACTCCATACCCTCAAAATCCGCATAAGATGCTAACCTAGTTGTTTCATAATATATGGAATGTTGGTAGATTTCATTATCCACTTTTTGCCACATATTAGAAAGATACGAATCTTGTTGTCTTTTTAACTTTTCAAAATCATATTCTTCTTTAGATTTAGTTTTAAGAAGTTCTTTATCGTTAATTGAATACCTTGATTTATTTTGCGGTTTCACAACCTCTGGGCCAAATAAATCGTTTAATTGTTGGAATATTGTTTTTTTTGCCATTTTTACTTAAATATACTTTATTACTATTATAATAAATATATCAAAATTCTAAATGTTTACATTCTATTTAATTCCGAATAACCAGTTGTATTCACCATTATCATTATTACCATTATTGGGGTGGACTGGATTATACGTTGGTGTGTTAGTATAGAAGGGATTAATGTGTTGTTGTCCATTAATCATTGGTTTACTTTGGATGTTTGACACATTTACCCAACTCTCTAACATTGCCTTAGTTTGTTTTTCCACTTGTTCTAATTTTTTAAAAGATGTTTGTACAATGAATATTGCCATTGCATATGCCATAATAATATCATCATTAAAACCTTCCATATGATCCGGTCTACCATTTTTATAAACAAATGTTCTAAGTTCTGATATTAATCTCCGTGAACGTATTATAGTTTTATTTTCTCTAATATGTTCTTCTAATTCAGAAACCATTTGTAGACGAGTATTACCAACATTAAATCCCGGTACTTTATCACCTTGTTTGTATACAGTCTTCGAATACTTTTCAGATAATTTTCTACTTTTAGGGTCATCATAATGTAGATATTCATATTCCATCTCCAGAAGTTTTAATACTGTTGCCACACCCATACCTCCAGTAATATCCACAATAGTATACGCGTTATACATATTACCATACTTATAAACAATTTCCGCCAACATATCGGGTGGTAACTTATGTTTAAATTCTGCAACTTGTTCTAAGTTTTCGAAGTCTAATATAACAATAGTAGAACTATCTTTACCGTCCCCTCTACTAACGTCCACACCCATTATGTATTTGTGCCCGACTTCAGGTTTTTTCCATATCCACATACTCTTTTCTGCCTCCGCAGAAAAATTTGGATCGAAGACGAAATTCTCTTCGTGGTAGACTATATATTCATCTTCAATAACATTACCACCTGACCCAATAAATGAAACGTCAAGTTCCTGTGCGATTTTCTTAGGGTCACCCATATCTGCCGACATTTCATCATACCATGGCGACAATGGTTTCCACCCGTCTTTAACCATTACTTCATAATAGTCTATTGTAGATTCATCTGTCTCATATATAACACCCTTATATTCCCACCTAAGTTTGGTTCTACCTAATGATTCACATTTAATCTCTTCTTCTTTTTCATCACCTCTAACCCAATACAACCCTCTATTATATCTAATGTCCTGATACCATTTCATTTCCACAATATTGAAGTTATTATCGCCTGTTTTGGATTTATCATATGTTTTATAATATAATTCGTCCATCCCATTAGGGGTTTGGTGTCCTAATATATTGTTATATAAAACTGAATGACACCAAAAATCATCTGTTTCAGGTAATGAAAAATCATAAGTTTTATTTTTACTTTTTTCTATTTTACTTACTCTAACCCATTTACTTTTTTCCATTAAGATTTTATCAATATTATATTTTGTGATATCAATACCTAAATTGTTTTCAATATAATCTATAAAACTTTTAAAAATGTTAACTGATAGATTTGAGGTTTTATTTTTATCACTTAATCTAATACTAGTTAATTTTAAATTACTACCCCTAAAACGTCTTACTAAATTATTATCGTCAATAATTCGTCTCAATATGATTTTACCGTTTGGTATGATTCTATATCTATTATTTAAATTAACTTTTTTAATCGAATCTTTTTTCTTTTCTTTTCTTTCAAAATTAAACCCTATTAGTTCAAAGTATTTTAAGGCGTCAATAGATGTTGCAGATAATCTATAATAGTTACTTTTTGTAGGTATCAATTTAGAACCTTTATTAATACCTTCTTGATAATCTGTTAAAATACCTAAATTAGATAACATATATCTTATTTGTAAACACATCTTCTTAGAAGAAATATTAATACCTATTCTACCCCTAACACTATCTGAATAACCATCTCCATCCATAAAACCTTTTAAAAGATGAATAGTCTTTTCTTTAGACAATGATAATAATTTTTTAGGTATAAATTTTTTAGTTGCGGTAAGACTTAAATCGATGCCTAAATTTTCCAGTAAAGAACCTAAATATTTAGATGAAATTGTATAGTGTAATCCATCATGACAACTATAATTAAAACCTGCGTTATTAATGGAGTCCCCAATAAAATCACCACAAGTTAATGTTATACTTACACCAACTAATTCACCTTTTTTATTATATTTTTTATAACTAGAACCTTCTGAAAGGTATAACCCTATTAAATAACTTAAATCATTATCAATCTCTTTATAAATCTTTTTTGGTTTTTTTTCTTTATTATTAAAGATGTAATTATGTTCTATTTTATCATCATCCCCAAATAAATTATAACCATACTGAATATTAACATAATCACCTTCTTTTATTTCACCCATAGGTAACCAACTATAAATTTTAGTTTCACTCTGATAAACCCAAAGTTTATGTGTTAATGTACCTTCTAAAAAACTATTTGTTGTGGTAATTTTAATAGTATCTTGTAAACCATTATTTACTAAAATATTCGATTGCCTAGTTTTATCTTTCCCTAAAATTGAGTATTCATCCACATAATAACCCTCATTAGGGTTATCAGGTTGTCCATAATCTATAAAATCAGAAACTTGTCTTAATCCTTTATCAGTGAAAATAAATGTATCATCCGTTACACAAGATATAAGTGCGATTTTACCACCAGTACCTAATGACGCCAATGCGGCACCAAATACATCTGCCCCATTGTCGATGAATGCCGCCTCGTCCATTACTAAGAATGTTGGAGTAAAACCCCTTAATGCATCTTTAGACGTTGCGAGGGCTCTAATTTCACAACCGTTTGATTTTAATTTAAGATGTCCTTTTGAATTTATCTCTAAATAATCTGTTGACTCATCTAACCCCCAAACCCAATAAGGTATTTGTTCTAAAAAGTCTTTTACTTTTTTTAAAAATTCTTGCGCCAATGTTTGTTTATTGGCGAGTATAAGTACTTTATGTGGGTTATCTGGATCACCAAAGGCAGTTTTAACTGCAATATATGCGGCAGTAGTTGTAGACACACCTGCCTGCCGAGGTTTAGTTACCAGATTACGATTGTTTTTTTCGTATGACTTAATGATTTCTTTTTGTTTGTAATACAACTTAAAAGGTACCATACCTTTCTGAGTTAAATCAAATGTCTTTAAAAACGTTTCTATTGCGTATGTTGGATCACCTAAACATCGAGCAAATATTTTAAGTTGTTCTGCTCTATCCATTATTTTTTTCTATATAAATATCTATAAATGATTAAAATGCAACTACATTACCTTCTTCATACGCTTTGTAGTTAGGACCTAATTCGTATGTGACGTTATTACCACCACCTACTTTTTGTATAATACCCGCCTTATTAACCGCACTCCAAAAGGTAGAATATTGCCCACCCGTATAATGACTACCAATAAAGTCTAAAAACCCTCTTTTTGTTTTCTTAGGTATTTCTGGTATATCTTTCATATAATTAATTAAATCCCTAACCATACTACCTTCATCTTTTTGGAGAGTGAACCCTTTATGTTTAGGTATGATAGTTAACCCATTTTTTTCTGCGAAATCTTTAACTAATGGTTCTATATTTTCCATTCTATTTATACCTAAATGATCAGATAGAATGGATGATTGTCTAATCGCTTCTTTAGGTTCATAATTGTTAAACAGATATTGTATGGAATCAAACAATAATCCATCAATTAACTCTTTTAAGATTTCACTTTTAAAATATTTTGGTATAACACTTTCTAATTTAATTAATTCTTTAATTTTTTCTAAAACGTTTTTATTAGAATCTATTATTTTTTTAGTTTCTTTTGTAGTTAACAATTCTAAAAGATTATTAATTTTATTTTGGTATTTACTAAGAGTTCTACGATTAATCATTTTAATGTCACTTAAAAGACTATATTTAAACCAATCATACAATCTATCACTAACTCCCATCATTTTTTCATTAAATTCATATATATCGAAAAAATAATATAGTTTTTCGTCTTCATCTAAGGATCTAGTATCGTCAAAAAACTTTTGTAATAACCTATCAATGTTAGGGTTTTGATTTTCAGTAATAACTTTTAAATATTGTCTTTCCGTTAGTTTAATCTTCATTATAAGTTTCCTAATAAATTTTCATTTAAATGTTCAGATATCGTACTACTATCAGGATAAAAATATCCCATATCGGGTGTTTCTAACATTTCTCCTTCACATTCTAATGTTGCACTTAAGACCTGTAAAAAATCCGAATATTCATCTTCAGGTAATTTACCTTCACACTCCACGAATCTTTCTAATATATCCATAAATATTTTACTAATGTCGAACTTTAAAATATGTTTATTTGAACCACCTTCTTTTTTTGATTTGATTACATCCCACTCACCTTCAGAACCCAAAAGATCTACTATATCACTACTTATAGACTTAAACACTTCGGATTCCGCTGCGGAGTTGTATGACCACCTATAAAAATTTTCCAATTCCCTCTTTAAGTCATCAAACATATCTTCATCATTTATTAATTCACCTAATAAATCACTGTCGGCCAACATATCCTCACTCAATCCGCCACCATCTGGATCTTCATCATACTCTAATTCTCCGCCAATAAAACCATTATCCTTAATATAATCTATTATGTGTTTTAATGATTTTTCATTTAATTCATTCCACACTTCACCCATAAAGTCAACACTATCAACACTAAAAAGTTCTGACGAATCTTCACCTAATACAAGTTCGGCAACACTTCTATCATTAGAGTGGTATAATGTTGATAATTCATGCCACCCATCGATAATTAAATAGGGGGTATCTCCACCCCATTTAATATCATTGAATATTGGTATTGCTCTACCTTCTTTAGTTACGTAATCTTTGTACCTATCTAAATTAAAATATTTTTCAAACCAACCTGAATCCCTCAATATTTTTATTATAGTATCAGAATAAAACCGATCATTTAATTCATTTAAGTCTATATAGTCTAATGGGTCCTCATCTTCTTCCTCAATAATATAATTAAAAACACCTGAAAATATATCTACTTTATCTATATCGTCAAAGTATTTTATCATATCGTCAATATACAACGTGTAATCGTCACCATAGTTATGCTTCTGGTAACTAATATATTTTAGTATTAATTTTTTAAAATTGGGGTTTAAAGTACCTACCATTGTCTTTTTATTAATAAATATAATGTTTTAATAATTATTATAAATATTTATGTAGTTTCGCAACCGTATCGAAGTCACCGTTATCTAATGCATCATCTATCAACCCTTGTATTTCATTAGGTGACATTTCGGAATAATCTAATTCTTTTGGTTCATCAGTAGTTGGTTCTTCTTCGGTTTCATTATCTAAGTTATCTATAATATCGTCCATATCATCATAACCTGTTTCATCGAATATGTCTTCTAAACTATCTGAAGGATCTTCTGCGTGTAAGTCTTTTAATGTTTGGATTACTTCTTTACACTTTTGGCTACCACTTAAAATTTCTTTCATAAATTCATGAAATTGTTTTGCCGGCAATTTAGTTAATTCTTGAAATAACCATTGTTTCATATCGTAATTTTCAGATCCTACACAATCTAAGAACTTCTCCCACATACCAGGACCTAATCTCATCCCCCATATTTCACCTTCTGGTGTATCTGCCTTTTTAATTACTTCTGATTGTTCTTCAAAATCTAAGTGACCGTCCGCCCAATTGATTGCGGATAATTCTAATGTACCTTTAATAAGTTCATGTACTAAAAGCGGGAATATCCAAGCCTTTGCTACTACTACAGGTATCTCGTCTCCTTCCTCAACATTAACTTTATCCATTTCTTCTTCCTCGTCAGAATCTTCAGGCGATTTAGCCTTTCTCCATTCAATCTTCTCTACACCTCCAGCTTGTCCTGTCATAGTAGTATCGGGAATCACCCAATATTGGAAATCTGCTAAAGACATTAGCTTACCATATAACCCCATAAGTCTAGGGTCAATAGTATCTAATTCGTCAGCAACCATATGGAAAATATAGTGTCCTTTTTTAGATGCCCCTTGCATCAAAGCGTTTATGACTCTTCTTTTATCTACCTCCATTTCTAACTCTTCCATTCTCTCCGCACTTTTTGGGGCTTTTGGTGTCTCAAACTCTGAACCATAGTCTTGTTCATCTTCTTCCTCTTCATCTTGATCATTAAACCCTAAATCAGTACCGGGAGGTGATAATGTTGCCTCTAACATTTGATCCGGAATGTCAAATTCTTCGGAAACTATATCAATTGCCAATTGTTCTAAAGCTTCTTTATGTCTGGACTCAATTTGACTAACTTCGCCCATAATCTGAAACATCTGTTGCATCATCATAGGGTTGATGTTTTGGACTCCATGATATCTCTTTACTTTATTAATAATTTCTTTAAATCTTTTACTTGCCAGTTTTTCAGAATAATTTTGTGCTTCCGAACCAACAGGTATTGATTTACTCTTACCAAAGATATGTTCACCACTTCTAAGTCTTTTTTCTAATCCGGGATTCATCCTTTCTGGTTGTTCTGGATCATATTCAATTGCCTCAACGATTTTGTTAAGTCTATATTTTTCTTTTATAACTCTATTAGTTACTTCGTTAATGATATTTTTTCTTTTCATATTTTTTTATTTTTAAATCGGATACATAATACTAGTCCACATTTTAAAAGAATCTGATGCCATTCTCCCAAATACTCTCTGTACATTTATTAAGTCGGTACTACCTCCACTATTTTCTATTCTAGCCAAAGCTGCCCTAATTAAAATATCTCTTATTTCTTGTTTATTATCTAAAAGATAATTTATGTGTGTTAATTGTTTTTCTAACATGTTTTTATCACCAGTAGAATCATACTCATCTTCATCTTCATCATAATAATCTAAATTTTCTATCTCTTCTTCTAAACTTTCAGGATCCTTACCCATTCCATATAACCATCTATGTAAATCATCTTTATCCCAATTTAATAATGGGGATGCACCATACATATTAATAAGTCCACTTTCTCTAAGGTGCTCTAAAAATTTAAATACTTTAGTTCTATCAGATGAAGGTATTTCCCTAATTACGAAAAAACGATCACCACTTTCATTATATGGAGATTCATTAATCTTAACTTTAGAATTAATGTATTCTACTAAATCCCTTTTTTTCATTTTTGGGTTTTTAGTTTCTTTTTTATCCTCAGAAACTTTTTCAGGTATATCCTCAAAATCAGTATCATCAGAAAATTCTTTTGCCCACTTCTTAAACTTTCTACCTTTTTTAGTATCTTTGTCCGCCATAGCATAAAAGAACCTTTGTTGTGCTTTTGACGCAAATTTTTCTGAAATTAGTTTTTTTATGATTTCCCCTTTTGTCATAACTTACTTTCTTTTTATGAATTTTTTAATTAAGTCTTTTTTTGATTCACCAAATGTTGCGGTTCTTATGTTACCTTGTGCGTCTTTTAGACCTACAGTATCATCCCTTTTAATTTTATCATTTGATAAATCAGATGCCAATTTTGTTGGGTCATCATAGACAGTCATTTGAGTTTCCTCACCTATCATTTCATCCCCCATTTCTAGTTCTGTGTTAGATTGTAATGGAATGTGTCTCATATAGATGTCTGGGTATAATTTCGCCATTCTTCTTAGAATGTGATCGGGATTTTTTCTCATATATCTAACAACCGCAGGATCCATATCGTCACCATACTTACCAAACACATCCTCAACACCTCTTTCTTTTGGTGTTGGCTTAAAATCTTTTTTACTATAAGTATCTCTCATCTCATAGTCCTCGTCAACATAACGTTCCATTAATTTACGTCTAGTTGCTCTCCTAATCTCTGATTCATATATTCTAATTTTTTTTCCCATAACTTACGTATTTATAGTTTCCTTTTCATATATTATTACCATATCTTTTTCATATAGTTTATCTTCTACCGAAGAAATTTCTTCACCAAAAGAGAAATATAGTCTTTTTTCGGGATAATCATCATATCCTTCCATATTTTCCCAAGCCATTGCAACAATTCCATCAACTGCGTCCCACATTGCAAATGAGTCAGACTCTTGTACTAAATCTAATTTTAAATCAGTATTTAATACACCTGACTTTTTTATTAATTTCCCTTCTGGTGGTTCTGGATTACCAGATGATGGGTACGAGTCCCATCCTTCACCATCTATATCATCTAAAATATCTGAAAAGAGGAATTCATAAATGTAATTCCCCTTCCAGTTTTGACCTATTTTATTTATATATACTAGTTTCATTATCTAAACATACCTCTTCTTCTGTAAGAAGGTTTTGGTTTATCCATATTTGGGTTTTCTGCCTTAGGTCTAGGATCAACTTTAGGACGTTTAATAGTTCTCCACTTATCACCTTTTCCTGGTCTAGTTGTTGGTGTAGTTATAGTTCTTTCCTTTTCTTTAGTTCCCGGACTATCATTTCTTAAGAAATCGATATCTAAGTCAATGAAGTCTTCATCGTTATCCATTTGTGCTTTAGGTCTAGGATCAACTTTAGGTCGCTTAGTAGTTCTCCACTTATCACCTTTTCCTGGGGTAGTTGTTGGTCTAGTTATAGTTCTTTCCCTTTCTTTAGTTCCTGGATTATTATTTCTTAAGAAATTGATATCTAAGTCAATGAAGTCATCACCTTTACCCATCTCAAAATCTAATTTACCATCATCGTTGTTATCCATATCTAAACGATTAGGGATACCATCGAAGTCTCTGTCTAAATCACCTGTGGTGGATAAGTAACCTTGACCAGTTGCAATTGCGTCCATTACAGACATATCTTCTTCATCTATATTACGTCTACTATCTTTTCTTCCTTTACGTAACATTTTGAAGTCTTCCGCATCGATTCTACCATTATTGTTTTTATCTAAATTTCTTTGTTTACCGGCAAGTTTTTCGTATACCATTTCACTTTCGCTAAGTTCACATTTCATACACATACCTTCGTTCATTCTACTACCACATTGTTCACAAAGTTCTCTTCTTTCTTTAATAACGTTTCTAAGTGTTTTTTTAGTTTCTCTTCTTAAGAAAGATTCCATTAATTGTTTTTTACACAAAACTCTCCCTTCGATTTTTTCTTTTTTACCTTCTTTATATTTTAGTGTAACATCACCACATTTGCAGATACCTTTTTCGTGTAACATATCCATTTGTTTTTTAGAAATGAATATACATTCTTTATCAGTTTCGGCAATTTTATCTAACAATATTGAATCTTCAACACCTGATTCTCTATATACTAAACACTTATCATCACATTCACAGATACCTTTTTTGTGTAACATATCCATTTGTTTTTCTGTGATGTTAAGAACTTCTTTTTTATCATCACCATCTTCTTTGTCCTCACCTTCAGATAGTTCATCACCACTTTCTTCCGGTGTTTTTTCAGTGGAACCCATATCGAACTCATCTACTTCTTCATCACCTCCCTTATCGAACTCGTCTGAAACTTCTTCGTCTTCTCCACCTTCTAATTTTGCAATAATATCTTCTTTATCTCCTTCATCCATTTCATCTAAATGCATCGCTGAGATAATTGAATTAATTACATATTTTTCTAAGTCAGAATCCGCTACATCCATATCTCTTAACAACTGTCCGATTTTACCGGTATATTTTTGTATCTTTTTAGTGTTATCATCACCTTCTTCATCACCCATATCCTCTTCAGTTTCTTCTTCACCGAAATCAACATCTGCGATGTCTCCTCCCATATCAACATTAACTTCAGTCTCATCTTCTACCTCATCTTCCACAGGTGCTTCTACTTTAGGGGTATTAACCTTAAGAACTTTCTTTTGTTCTTCTAAATCTGCGTCAGATATAATTTCTTTTTCTCCTTCAGTTTGATCTTCTTCATCTTCTTCCATAACAAATCCAAAACCTACCCCACCACCAAAGGCAACACCGTCAGACTCAAAAATATTAGTATTGTTTTCGATACCATAAGACTCATTCAACATATCAAACTTCATATTTAAGTGTTTGATTGCTTCCGCATATGACTTATATCTTTCATCATATTTGTTTTGTAGTCCTCCGACATAACTAAAGTCTTCTGATAAGAATCGTCCTGAAGTTTTATTTGAAGTTTTAATAAAGTAATCGTGATTTTCTCTAATGATACCATAAACAACGTCATTAGGTCCTTTTTTGATTAATTCTAATTCAGAATATGATTTACTTTCATTTAAAGTATTCATTTTCCCCATAAGATCTAACATCCTATTAAGTTTGTCTTGACCTTTTAATGTTTTTGGATTTACGTTTTTTCTCATTTTTATGTTTTTATTTCATTTTATCCGTTAGTTGGTAAACCGGTTTTAATGTTTACAAATTGATATTGTTCTGTACCACCAGTTGCAGTAATTAAACCTGTATTAATTTTTGTTTGTGGTGGAATTGAATTACCTAATAATAGGTATCCTGTACTTAGTGTTGTGCCATCCACTTGTACTATAATGTCTAATGTTTTACCTGCGACCCCAATAACATTAGTACCATTAATAGTGTATGTTGATCCAGAGTTGAAATAAACTGCACTATATACAAAATTAGTGAAGTCTGTAGTACCTGATGTATGTAATACGGAATAAGTTCCCGTTAAATATGTTCCCATAATTATCTTTTATTAAATAAATATTGCATTTTTCATAAAAAAACGCAAATTAATTTTTATAATGTTTTAATTCTTAACATAGACTCATCTAATGTTAAAGATTTATCATATGAACTATTCTCAATTTCACTTAATTTATCTAAATACATGGTTCTCCTTAATACTTTAAATGCGATATTCTCAAACGAATACTCACCTTCACGATCTAAACCAGTTTGTCTCATTTTTTTGATTTTTTCTTTTAGGTTTTTAATCATTCTGATAGTTTTATCGTATTCCTCATTTTTATACATATAATAGACATCATGTATTGTGTCTATAATATTATTAACTTTTTGTTCTACTTTTTTTGCGTCTATTTCTTTTTTAGTTGAGTCAGGTTGTACTACCCATCCATCCCATAGAATAGAATATACACCACTAGAAACGTGTGGTTCTTCAGTATCTTGCATATATAATTCCACATCATAACCTTTAATAGTTATGTCGTGTTTTTCATTCCATAAATTCTTTTTGGAGTTGAAATATTCTTTAACTAACTCTTCGTTTTCGTCAACTTCACCAAAATCTACTAATATATGTAAGTCTACATCTGAAAATTTTGACCAATTAAAGTTCGCCAAACTACCAGTTAAAATAATGTCATTTATGTCTACCCAACTTACATTTAATGTTTCAAAGAAATCATCTGCAATCATAAGAAGTCTCCTTCTAATATCCTCATACATATGTTGTTCTTTATCGAATATTTTTGGGTTAAGTGTGGATCTCACTTCAAATGAAGAGAAGTCAATGTTTTCTTTTTGGATGATATCATTGATATCTTGTTCAGTAATTTTTATAATATCCATAAATCTTTTTTTAATAAATATATTAATATATGGATAAATATCTTAAAAATAAGAAACGGGCGTATTCTTATTTTAATCCGTCAATAATTCCTTTTCTTTGTTTAAACAAAATTTAGGATTATTGAGTAACTTGTCTATTCTAGAGTCTATATATCTTATAGCCTCATTATGTAACTCAACCGTATGTGAATGGGATCGTTCAACCGTTTGGTCAATATTTCTATATGAGTCATCAATCCGTCTGTGGAATGTGTCATATATTTCTTTTATTTCACCAGAATAATTGTGTTCTGTTCTGTCTATTCTATTATGTATACTTCTATCTGTTTCAGATATGTAACTTTCTAAGTTTTTGTTAATTTTAATTAACTTTATAACCTTAAGTGTAACCCAAGTAATGACTATACCCATAAGCACAACCAATACAGAAGCAACACCCAAAGCGAATGATAATTTTTCCATAACTATTTGTTTTTAATTTTTATTTGTTATTTGTTATTTATGAAACGCCCGTTTCTATTTACTACCTATAGTAATAATTTCATATCTCCAACCCCTATCTGTGTTGGTATTTAATAGTTCACATAATTTCGTTACCACACCAAAACACGATGTCTCATAAACCTCACCATTCGAATCCAGTAAAATAACGTGTTGTGGTTTACCACCTTTATTCATAATCTTTTTTATCTGATAACTCTTAATCATAACGTCTTTTTTATTTCATTTATTTGTTCCACTATTGGTTGTACGTCTACTATATCACTTGATTGTGAATACGAATATTTTTTAATAACTGTGTGTAATACCTTACCCTGACTTTTACCCCCCTCAAACTTACTATAATCAGTAAAGGTAACTCCCTCATAGATATACTGTCTACCAGAGTTAAAAATAAGTGCCAATTTTTTTTCATTAACGACATACTTAGACCCTAAAATATTAGAAGAGTCATAAAGACACTCTATCGAACCGTTTTCTTCATGTTTTAATAAAACCATAATTAATCTTTTAAAAGTTTATATGAATGTATATTTTTAAGTTCATAAACATCTCCCTTAATTTCAGAAGGTTCACTTATGGAAACTCTTGTCTCTTCAGTAATTAAAACATAATTACCTGTTATTACCATTGCAGAATCTTCATATACTATTCTGTCTGTAGGTTTACCTTCTTCGTCTTTAAGTAATAAAACTATTTTTCTAAATGTTGGTGCACTTGGTATCATAATACAAAGATATAAAAAATTTATTATTTAAACAAATATAAATATAAAAAAAATCCACAACTTGTAAAGTCATGAATCATTTAAATGTAGTAGATATGTACTTAATCTATAGTTACCTTTCTATTATAGGACTTTGTTTTACTTAGTTTTTCTTTTGGTAAGTAAATTGTCGTTATACCGTTTTCTGTTTTTGCGTAAATTTCTTCACTGACAACATTTGTAGGGATATCAAAAGTTCTATGAAAATTATTATAGCGATACTCTTTAGATATATAATCACCGTTTTCTGTTTTTTCTAATTTATGTTCACCTTTAAATGATAATGTTTCACCATTAATTTCAATAGAAAGATTCCCTTTAGATAATCCAGGTGTAATGATTTCGTACCTATATCCCCATTCGTCCTCAAAAATATTAGTTGAGGGAATATTAGTACTAAAGCCTAATATTTTACCACCACTATTTAATCTACCTTTAAGATTATAATTGGGGGAAGAATTTTTAACTAACATCGTTTCGAACTCTTCGATTAACTTAAAAAAATTTGTACTCATTATTAATTTTATTTTTCATTGTTATTATGTTTACAAACGTTCAAGACAAACGTTATACCAACGACTAAAATGTGACAATTTGTCATGGATTGTTTATATGTTTACCTTTAATTTTGTAATAATTGACATCTATATCCTTTTCTTCTAATTCTTTTTTAGGTATATATGTCTCACCAGTTTCTAAGTAATGATCCATTCTCTTTCTACCGAAGTTAATATTGAACTCAACCAAATCAATACCAATGAACTTTCTGTTATTCTTTAGTGATGCCACTCCCGTTGTAGATGAACCTGCGAATGGATCTAAAACGACATCATTCTCATCACTACCAATCTTAACAAACCACTCTGCCAATTCAACCGTAAACGGTGCAGGGTGTAAAATACCCGGATTAGATTCCGCCGCAGCGATAACAACATTATGTGGTAACGATCCCTTTTCATTTAACTCCTTCATTTGTGAATCATAAACACCATCTCTAGAGTTAATTGTGGTAACAGGTTTCTCAAACCTTTTTTTAGTGACATCAGAATGTTCTGTCCTACAATTGTCAGCCCTAAATTTGGGTTTGTTTGAATTGCTAAAATGGAAAACATATTCGTATCTATCGATTGCCCTATATTTACAGTTTGTGGGTATTGCGTTCTTTTTAAACCAAATATATGGTTTCGCAACCATATACCAACCTTGTTTCCTCATCTTATATCTTAACTCATCTAAAACAGGATGAACAACACCCTTATCAATTTTATCGTTAATATTTAAGAAAAAACTACCATCAGGTTTAAGAACCTGTAAAAACAATTCAGTGAATTCTAACAACCAATCTGCGTAATCGTCAACGTGAATGGATCCGATTTCCCCATCATCATTTCCACTATAATTCTTTCTCATTGAAAAATAAGGGGGAGAAGTGAATATCATATCAACCTTTTCACCGTTATCGATCATTTCTTTTAGAACGATTTTTGTATCACCTAATTGTAATTTGTATTGACTTTTCATGATTTTATAGTTAACTTTGAAACAAAGATAATGATATTTAATTAAAAAAACAAATTTAAAATGAAAAAAGTATTACCTAAAGTTAAGAGGATTATAAATATGTCCATAAAACAGGCGAAATTTTATGGCGATTATGAGGTTAGAATTGAACATATAATAATATCATTAATAAACGACTATAATAATAATGCGATAAAGACATTAATTAATATGGGTGTTGATGTGGATAATTTACATAAAACTATAGAGAAGTCTTTGTTAAGAGAAGAGGATTATGATAATGTGAAAATTAATAATAAAGATTTCCCATTGGAAGAAATGACAGAAAACATTTTAAAGGGTGCGGAAATAGAGTGTGATAAATTAAACGATGAATACTTGGACACCCAACACATTCTTTTGGCAACACTTAAAGTAAAAACTAATATGTCCTCAATGTTAAAAAGTGCGAAGATTTCTTATAAAAATTATAAAGATAACATTGTAAGTGCGATAGAACCTATGGAAAATGAAGATGAAAATAAAAGTAGAGAAAGTAAAAATAAATTAAAAAGTAGTAAGTCTAATGAAACACCTATATTAGATAATTTTTCTATCGATGTTACTAAAAGAGCGTCCGAAGGTAAGATTGATCCGGTAATTGGTAGGGACGAGTCAATTCAAAGAGTTGCCCAAATATTGGCGAGAAAGAAAAAGAATAATCCTATTATTATTGGTGATCCGGGTTGTGTATTAGGTGATACTAAAATCAAGGTTAAGAAAATATCTGACATATCAATATAGACTTCAAACATGATGAGTGGTACCCAGATGGTAAAAAATATAGGTACGATTTCTACCTTACTAAATACGACACATATATCGAATATTTTGGATTAATTAAAAATGTTGGTTATGTTGATAATAAAATGTTAGACGAATATTCACGTAAAATGGGTGATAAGATTGTCTTTTTTAAAGACAATGGTTATAATGTTATTTATGATACCTCAGTTAGTGAAATTATTAAAAAATTAAATAAAGAGTATGGAAACAAAGGAAAATAAAAAAAGTATGGAAATCGATGATGTTGTTGAGATGTCAGTTACGGATTTCTTTAACATGGTAAAAGACGAAGGTGGTACCTACCAAATAGAAACTGATGAAGGTTTTAGTAGTCTGGGTTCTTTAATAACTAAAAAAGATAAAAAATGTTTTAGGGTTGAATTATCTAACGGTATGTTTTTGGAAGCATCTGAGGATCACTATTTAATGGTTGATATTGAGGATGGTAGGGTTAAGAAATTAGATGGTGCTACATGGTTACCATTAGGTTTAGTAGAAATTGGTGATTTTGTTAACACTATTGATGGTATGGTTGAGGTTGTATCTAAAACGGACATAGGGGTTCATGATACGTATGATTTTGAGGTTAAAGATAATAACCATAGATACGTCTCGAACGGGATAATTAGTCATAATACTGGTAAAACCACAATAGTAGAGGGGTTGGCGTTAAAAATTGTACAAGGTGACGCACCTAGAACGTTGTTAGATAAAAGAATTGTTTCATTAGACTTAACTTCATTAGTTGCGGGTACAAAATATAGAGGACAGTTCGAAGAAAGGATTAAAGGTGTTGTTGATGAACTTATGGGTGTAGATAATGTGATATTATTTATAGATGAAGTTCACACTATAGTAGGTGCAGGTAACACAAGTGGATCTATGGACGCTGCGAATGTATTAAAACCAGCGTTGGCGAGAGGTGACTTACAATTGATTGGTGCAACCACATTAGATGAATTTAGAGAAAATATAGAGAAGGATGGTGCCTTAGCGAGAAGATTCCAACAAGTAATTATTGACCCACCTTCAGTAGAAGATACGATAAAAATCTTAATGAAAATTAAAGATTCGTATGAAACTTACCATAAAGTATTTTACCCAACAGAGACAATCGAACAATGTGTTAAGATGTCGGATAGATATATCACAGACAGAGAATTTCCCGATAAAGCGATTGACATTATGGATGAGGTTGGATCTAGAAGTCAGATTAACGTTAAAGTCCCAAAGGCAATTAATGATTTAGAAGATAAAATTTTAGAGTTAAAAAATAAAAAGAGTGAAGTTGTTAAGAAACAAAAATACGAAGAGGCGGCGAGATTAAGAGACGAAGAGAGAATAATCAACGAAAGGTTGGATGGTGAAAAGGTAAAGTGGGTAGATAGTTTAAGTAAAGATAAAAAAATAATAACCCCTGAAGACGTTAATGAAGTGGTTGCATCTATGACGGGAATACCATTAAAAAGAATTAGTGGTGATCAAGGTAAGAGGATGTTAGAGATGGAAAAAGAGATGGGTAAACAAGTTATCGGTCAAGAAGTAGCGTTAGAAAAGATTGCCAAATCATTAAGAAGAAATCGAGTTGGGATCAGGAACCCTAAAAAACCAGTAGGAACTTTCATGTTTATTGGAAATAGTGGGGTGGGTAAAACTCATATTGCGAAAAAATTGGCGGAGCATATGTTCGGTGATGAAGATTCATTAATTAGATTAGATATGTCTGAATTTCAGGAAAAACATTCTATCTCTAGATTAATAGGTTCTCCTCCGGGTTACGTTGGACATGAAGATGGTGGGCAACTCACTGAGAAAGTTAGGAGAAAACCGTATTCTATTGTACTATTTGATGAGATTGAAAAGGCACATAAAGAAATATACAATATCCTATTACAATTATTAGATGATGGACATTTAACGGATTCGTCAGGAAGAAAAGTTAACTTTAAAAACTGTATGGTTATAATGACATCTAATGTTGGTGTTAAGAAACTACGAGACTTTGGTACGGGCGTTGGTTTTGGTACTAAATCTAAATTGGAGAAACGAGATGACATTAAAGAGAGTATGTTAACTGATGAACTTAAAAAACAATTTCCACCTGAGTTCCTAAATAGATTAGATGATGTTATTATATTTAAATCATTAACTAAGGAACAAATCGGTAAGATTGTTGACTTAGAAATTGTTAAATTAGTGAAAAGGGTATCTGAAATAGGTTATACACTACAAATAAATAAAACTGCGAAAGATCATTTAGTGGATGTCGGATACGATGAAGAATATGGGGCAAGACCATTGAATAGGGCAATACAAAAACATATTGAGGATCCTGTCTCTGAAGAAATTTTAAGTGGTAGAGTAGAAGAAGGTCAAACTATTAAAGTGAGTTATTCTAAGGCAAAAGAAGAAATTGTGATAAAAATCTCTTAAAAAATTTGGCAGTTTAAATTATTTGTTTTTTATTCGTATTATAAAACAAATAAATATGAAAAATTTAGTATTTAGTTCATAAACACCACCTCTACTCAATCGTAGAGATGGTGTTTAATATAAGCCCTAAATCGGTAACATCTGCGACAGTAGTTGATTATTCATTAAGATTTCCAATATTACCTTTTACCATAATAATATCTATTTTCTATTATATCTTCTACGTGACTCAGAAATTTGATTTCTTTTTTCTCTTTTTACTTCATTAACGATTCTTTCGATCATCTCAACCATTTCTGATTCCGTAAGTCTGATTGTTTTTTTACCTTTATTCATTTTATTTATTTTTACTCTATTGTTATTTTAATCTATTGTTATATTGACCACATTATCCCCTGACAGAACTCATCTTTCATCTTGTAGAATTCTTCTTTATTTTCACCTTCTAAACCATTAGTGTCGAAAGAAAGTCTAACGATGGTAGCACCTTCTTTAGTACACATTTTCTTTAATGTTTCGTTGTTAACTTTTTTAATCGGGTTACCACCTGCAGATATTCCAAATACAGTTTTTAATTTTTCATATCCCTCACCAGGTATTTCCACAATATTATTATTACTTAATGAAAGCATTACCAATGTGTCCAATGGTAAGTAATCCGCAGGTGGGAATTTATCAAGGCCACAATTTATGGCTGCTAAATGACTTAGTTTTTTGAATCCTGATAAGTCTGGTAGAGTTTTAATCTTCATATCAGAAAAGTCTACCATCTCAACAGTATCCTTATCTAAATACTCTGTAACATCGACATCATCAACATTATCTAATAACCAATTTAAGTATTTGTTTTGTTTTAATGGTACAGTTTGTTCTGACGCTAATTTCTTAATATTCTTAACACCTTCTTCATACGCTTCACCGCTTATGTGTTCTTTCGCGGATCCACCAAACTTATTTAAATATTTAATATATGAACTCTCCATAAGTCCCGATCCTTTTCTTACGTCCATCTCTACTAACGCACCCAATTCTTTCTTAAAGAAATCCCTAAGTCCTGAAAATCTATTTAAAACACTATCTAACTTACTGCTGTTTTCTATAGATGAGTTATTTTTATCGTGTATTTGATTAGATTCAAAATGGAATTGTAGTGGATATAAACCACCTTCATCATCACCATCGAAAAGTTTTTTAGGCATAATTACATAATAATCGGAAAGTGACCCATCAGGTTTTGGGTTATTTCTTCTATAACTATCAAAATAACTGTTACCTTCTCTTCTAGTACACCAAGAGGCTAAACCACCTAAAGGTTCACAACTCGAATCCCTTGTTAATGGTGTATATACTAATACGTCATTATCTCGATATGCTAGTCTTGCCTCACCTAAGTCAACGAATTTTTTCAAACTTTTCCAAATCTTACTTTCCCCATCTTCGTCTTCATCTTCGGCACCAACAAAGGGACTCACTACACTATATAGGTGTGCTAGATCGCTGTATTGGTTGATGTCTGTCACATTTTGAGGTGCGTTAGGTCTATTAGGTGCACTTCTTTTAAATACTTTTTTACTTTTAACTTTATCGAAAACACCTAAAAATTCATTCGCTTCAGGTAAATCTTCCGCTAAAAATCTAACCGCTTGTTCGAAATCATTTTCGTTAATATGATTCATAAACACTTTAATCATCCACTGAACATATTGTTTATTGTTCGATGGGTCGGCATCTACAATGTCTTGAAATATTTCTGGCGATAATTTTATTGATTGTTTACCATTTCTACTAGTAACAATATATGCGATATCGATACCCTCATGATTTTCGATAGGTTTAACGTTAATTCTTCTATTTCTACCACCTCCCGGTTCTCTTTCATCTTCTCTTTCATTTTCACCCTCTACCGCTTGGTCTAATGTTTCTGGATCAATTACATTTTGATTTCTTAAGAATTCTACCCTATCTTCTTTAAGTAATATCTTATATTGATTTTCAGATATAATGTATTTCATAATTTAGTTTTTATTATATAAATATATTGTTTTTAATAAAAAATTCAATCCTTAATGTATTGTGAGTTTTTGAATAATTCATATTCTACATTACGCCTATTTTTTAATCCTTTTGATCTATAGGTTTTAATTAGTTCTGCTGCATCATCATAGTTACCTTTTTTAAGTTTTTGAATGAAATCAGATGTTCTCACTCCCTCACACCCACTATTAATAACTAATGAAATGAGTGCCTCATATTCATTCAGTTTAAGTTTATATCCCTCATGATTTGTTTCCTTCCAAGAATTTAAAAATGTTTTTACACATTTTGCGGCCTCATTCACGTCCTTAATAAATAGATCATTTGCCTTACTTTTAGATATTACGTTACCCTCATACGCTTCTTCACCTGTATGTCCATAACCAATAGTCCAAACGCCTACGGTATCTTTGTATGCCTTTAATAACGGATCTCCTTTTTTGGTTGGACTACCCTCATGCCACCTTAACCAATCCCAAAAATTTTGACTGGCGATTAATTTAGTGCCATCACTTCTATTGTCACTTTCAATTATTAATCTTTTTAATTGATTTTCAGTAATTATAATTTTCATATTTATAAATATATTATTTTATAATAAATATATGAAAAAACCATTAAAATATAATAAAAAATACCGAAGAAAGTCTTCATCTGAAAAAATTAAAGATAAAATTAGGTATCAAATACGTAAAATTACAAAAAAATACCCAAAAATCAAACAAAAAATCAAAAATATTAAGGATTTAGAAAAAAAATTGTATTATGCGATGGTTTGGGAGGTTACGGAACTACAACCATACTATAATTTAGAGAATTCTGACAAAAGAGGGTGGAAAAACTATCATTTAGATCATATTTGTAGCATTTCAGTTGGGTATCATAATAATATTTCACCAGAATTGATTGGTAATATTAAAAATTTACAATTCCTTCATTACAAAGAGAATATCGATAAAGGTTATAAGGTAAAACCTCATATTTTAAAAGAAATGTTAAAAAAATCAAAAAAATATTAACGTTTTTACTATAAATCGAAAACCCCCAACCCTCTTTAGGGGTTGGGGGAATGTCATCTATACTCGTACTAATAAGGTTAAAAAAGTAAATAAATTAACTGTTCATTAAACTAATTGCCTTCCTAACTAAATCATTTTTTTGTTGTTCTAACAAATCTAACTTCGCTTTTTGAGTTTCGTTAAGTTCCATACCAGCAGATTCAGATTTAATATCTGCAATTTGTCCATCTAATTTATCATGTTGTAACAATAATGAATGATAAAGTTGTCCTTTTTGTTCGTTATTCATTTTTCTTTAATTTTTTTAAAATGTTATTTAATTTAGACCCAAACGATTACATATCTATTATCTACCGTTCAAATCATTCTACTCAATCTACCCAAATACTAAAAATGGATGGGTTTTTCGGGTGTATATTATAAAAAAACTGATATTAGTTATCAGTTTCTTCTATTACTTCTACTTCTTCGATATCAAGTTGTCTATCTTTGAGTTTTTCTATCTCTTTCATAAACTCTTTTTGAAATATTTTTTGTACTCTTCTTTGATCAGATTCAATTCTTTCTGTCCTAGCCTTAGATTTTTGTTTTTGATTTTTTCTATGTCTACTTTTTGGCATAATTAAAATTTTTATATTATAAGTATAACTATCTTTTATTAAAAAGTCAATATTTATTATTATGAAACTATTGGATTTATTATTAGAAACTGTATCGGTACCATTTAAAGAAAGTTGTGTTTTGACAATAACAAACTCTGATGGTGAAGAAATCGTAGTAAATTGTGAAGTTCCAACTACAGACGAAGAGAAAATGACAGGTTTAATGTATAGAGATAATCTTTGTGATAATTGTGGAATGTTTTACGATTATGTTGATGGTGGGTTTTGGATGAAAAATGTTAATTTCCCAATTGAGATGATTTTCATAAATAATAATCAGATTGTTGACATTAAAAGGGCGAAAGCGCAAGATGAAACAACAATATACTCTTCCGTAGAATCAAATGGTAATTTAGAAGTAAATGATGGTTTCAGTAAATCAAATAATATCTCTATTGGGGATAAAGTTTATATATCATAAATCTCAGGATATTGTTTCCCAAAAACCCTAAGTAACTCACCCGCCTTTGCGTTCGCCTCATCTTCCCAAGGTGACCCATCTTCACCCTCATCAGGATTACCTCTTAAATCACCTCTTTCATTTTGTTTATGATGTACCATTTCATGTGCAATGGATCTAATTATATCTGGAGTTGCCCTATCTCTTGTTAGGACATTAATCTCACCATCTATCATATCATAATTCGCCAATGTCTCAATGTCATCACCATTATCAGTTAAATTAACTCTAAATCCATCACCTAATGATAATTCCCTTTTTCCGAATTCAATAAAATCACCAACTATACTTTCATTCAGTGTTTCATTATCTGAAGGTATAATCATTTTAATACCCATATCTTTTAACTTATATGGTAATTTTCTGAAAAATTCGTTTACTACATAATCCATAGAAAAAGAGTCATCAATGTCGTAAACACTATTAAGTTTTCCCATAATTGAGATTCGGTTAGCGGAACTCTCACACCCAAATAATTCATATCCATCTTTTAATAACGTTCTCCATACAGTACAATTAAAAATAAACAATTTACTTTTTAGTAAAATATCATCTTCCAATAAAACCCATTCACCCGCATCTCCGAAATCTTCATTATAATCCAATACCCCCTTTTCCACCAAAGTATCTAACCAATCATAAACAATTTCATAATAAAATTCATCTGAATTATATTGTTGTTTTGGGTTATTTATTCTGAAATAATATCCTTCATCATATACGTCTTCAGGATCATAATGATAGTCCCACCCTAATTGTTTTATATATTTATCTTCATGTCTTATTCTTTCGAGATCGATATCAAAAACACCAATATCTTCCATCTCACTAACAGATCCAAACGAAGTCATGTTATTTGACGGTGAAATATATATAGTTTCTAATAAAGAATTAACCACACCATCTAAAAACTTTTGATGGTTCGGGTGTGTAAACTCCTCTTTTAATATTTTCCTAATTAAATCTTTCATTGTTTAAAATTATTTTGTTCATCTTTATCAATAACCTCAAATTCATCAATACCCACAATCAAATTTAAAATTCTACCGTTATCCCAATCAACGTTTAAAAGATCTTCATCGAACATATTAATTGTATCTATTGATGTAACAGTACCTGTAGTGTTAGGTTCTATTGGGTTAGGATCATCAGGCATGTTAATTAAACGTATTCTGTCTCCAGGTAATGCATTATTACCGTCACCATAGTTATCCCTAACAAATTTATTAATAATCTCATAATATAAGTCAGAACGATACTCTATATCGTATATATTAACTAATTCTGGTCTAACCTTTTCCGTTGCGTACCCCAATACATTACTAAAAAGATTAAAGTCTTTATTTGGGTTGGACATTTTACCATACCTTTTATTCAGGAAGTCTATTAATGTGGATATAAATTTTTGTCTTGAATTCATATTATTTTTTTAACTTTAGTTCTCGTATGATACAAATATAATAAAATTTTATTAATAATAAGATAGTTTGTCTGATAATATTTCATTAAAATAATTCCATTCTATATTTCCCGCACCACCATATCTAAAATGTTTATCTGTATTAATACTAATTTTATCTTCAGGTAAAAAATAATTATACTCTGAACTGTAACCCTCCTTTTCTGATTCAATGATATTATTATAAATATCGTAAAAACTATCAGGATAATCATCTTCTAAAATACCTAAAAGAGACTCTTGAAAGAAAGGAGATTGTGTGAGTTCTCCAATTTCTAAATCTGCGACATATTCTAATCCCATATTAAGATTACCATCACTATTCACTTTATTTTGTAATTTACCACCAAAACCACTTAAATAATCCTCAATACCATTTTCAAAATCAGAATGTAAGTAATCTATATCTGCGCTGTATTGTGCGTCACTGGCGGCGCAACCAATATCACTACCAAACTCATTTTCAACAAACTCCTTAAAGTCTTCTTCTGATTCTTCACCTTCTAAATCTTTTAAATAATGTTCTTTAAGTGTTTTAATATTAGATTCATCTATTTTATCAAACAACCAAGAATCAAAATCCATACATTCCCAAGTAGTATCATAATCCCAATCACCACTTAGATAGTTTTTAACCATATCTTGTATGTCATAATCCCTATCATCTACAAACATACCTGATAAATCATCTGCATCGAAAACTATTCTTATGTATTTTGGTGTTCTATTATTATATTCTGTTAAATACTTATAGATAAAATTATATTCTTTTTCATATTTTTCACCTTGTTCATTATTTTGAAAATCAAAAACTTTTAATAAGTCAAATATTTTATCGGGATTACTATCGAATGCCTTAAAAACTTTTTCGTATTGTACTTTTGTTGCTAAATCATCATTAAGGGGGTTAAACTCTTTCTCCTCCTCATCATACCTTTCAATATCTTCATTAATACTTCTATATTCATCATTTGGTTCCCAAGAAGACTCTATTAAGTCGAATAACTCACTTTGGATGTATTCGTACTCACTCTTATCCAACATATCTAAGAAATTAATTTTTTCATCACCGTATACATCACTTTTAAAATCTCCGTACCAAATCTCACCCATAAAATCAATAAAATCATTAAGATCTTTCAATTTGTAACCGTTTATACGATAAGGATCAGATTCATATTGTACATAATCATCATATAAAACCTCATACGCATTTTCCACAAATATTAATTTCTTTAAATGGATTCTAATCATATCCCACAAAGTATCGGATTCATCTTCAGTAACACCGTATAAATTTCTTAAACATTTTCTAACCTCCGTACCCAGATAACTGTCCTTTTTAAGTTGTACCTTATTTACATTCCATTTTCCGATATGAGAGTTAATGTCACATATATTAATTTCTATATTAGTAACGGGGTTATAATTTAAACGATTTTTGATTAAAGTATTAAATAGTTTTTCTAAAAATTCTTGTTGTTCCATTGTTTAATAGTCACATTTATTTATATAAATATTGTTTTTTTTTAAATAAGTATATATATTTGTATTATGAGTAGAAAAAAAGTTAAATCTGAGTCATTAGAAAAAACCACACCTAAGAAAAGGGTAGAAGTTAAAGAAAAAAAAAGTCCGATTACTTATGTTCCTAATGATAGTAAAATTAGATGGGATAAGATAAAAGGAATTAATGGTGAAATAGTTAGATTTAAAATGGAGGATAGTGAAATAACAAAAGAGAGGTTAGACAAAAAAAAACACACGCAACTATACGTAGGTATCGACGGTAATGATTTATACTTTTATTATGAGATTATTGTGTAAATTGGTTTCCGGGGTTATTAGAGGGTCTATCACCCCCCCTTTCACTTGAAACTGAAGCATCTAAATCTTCTATAATAATTTCATTTGTATCGATAACCATTTGATAAGCGTCCATTGCATCTGCAATATGTGTACTCAGTCTATCGAAGGAAACATTTGTCATCTTAGACCTATTAGATTTGTCAACTATCTTCTGTAACTCTTTCTTAGTCTCTACTAATTCCTCATTTAATTCGTTTATTGCACCACTTAATTGGTAAGCGTATTTGGTGTAGTCGTATCCTGTGCCTTTAAACATACCCCCAATACCCTTAAAGCCAGACATAATTCTTCTACCTAGTCCTTCGTCTAATCTTTTAGTATGTTCTATAATTCTATTTAAATCTGATTCACTTAGATTTATTATTTCTCCGTTCTTTTTAATTTTCATAATATATTTTTTTAAATTCCTTGATCAGGATACCATTCATAATCATCTTCGTACTCCATAACTTTATTTTATTATATATAAATATATTGACTATTTAAAAAAAATCTCATTTTTGTGGGATTTTTTTTTGCCATATGAAATATTTTTTTATATTTGTTATAAAAAATTAAATAACTATGAAAAATTTAATAATCATTTTAGTCTTATTGGTGAGGATCAGGTTTCCCTATATTTATTCTATTGTCCCTAATCTAGCGAATTTACCATTTTCCCATACTTCTATCTTTTCTAAGATACCATCATTATCATAAACGTATTTTCTACCACTAAAAAATTTACCGTTTTTGAAATCTCCTTCATGAGATAGTTCTTGAAAATTACCTTCTTTTTTATCTGAATGTTTACCAGTCTTTAAATCAACATAGTATATTTGACCCTCACCATCTTTGAATTCACTTTTAGGTGTGGGGGTCTTTAGTTCTGGTTGCGTAGAACATTCCAAATTTGCCGTCCAATAAGTCCCACCAAACGGTGCGTAGATATCAATAAAATAATTGTAACCAGATTCTTTGTTTATTGTGTGAGTAAAACCGTTTACTCCACCTTGTAAATCCATTCCGGTAATTGTTTTTACTTGTTTAGATAAAGATGTAAAGTCTGGATCACCTGAAGATAAAGAAGTAATGTAACCACTATCTTTGATTAAATCTTCTTTACCACCTAACTTATTTCTTTTAATGACAAATCTGTCAGGTATAACATATGAGTCTCCCTTGAATATTATTTCACCTGCGTAATTCACATCAAAATCAATGACAATTCTATCTGCCAAATAATTAGGTAGAATACCTGCACTACCAGACGCCTTAATCGGTGTCTCACATTTATTAACTTTTATTACGGAAGCGTCACTAAACTGTTTAGTAGGTGTTCTATATTCTCTACTGAATTTAGGGTTTTCTTTAAAGTTAAATAAAACACCAGATGGTATGGTAACTCTAACTTCTTTTTCGTTTAGATTAGGGTTAGGGTCACTTATTTTACCTTTAAGTGGTGTTACGAATTTTTCGATTAATCCTTTAATTGCCTTTCCTCTATTTAAGGCAATAACTTTATTATCATAAGTAACCTTACCATTATCATAATAAGATTTATTGACTAACTCTTGTGAATATCCTGTCGGTATTTGATTGGTGGCACCCTCAGATGATGCACCACTTTGTATTTGAACGTTGTCTATTTTAGCCCCTTTACTAATTGATAGATTAAGTTTAGTTATGAAGTCATAAAACTCAGGCGTTAACTCATTTAATTTTATATCGTTTATCGTATTGAATGTAACCCCTGGTTTTATAGGGTACGCTAAATTATCGGGAAAGGTTTCTTTAAACTTAAAAGTTTCTCTCTCATTTTCATCCTCATTCAATAACTTTTTATCGTAATTAAAATTAAACTCATAGAGTGTCTTCATCCTTTCTCTCTGTTCGTTTAATGATTGTATTTTATTCTTCATGTTTAACACTTTATTTATATAAATATGATTATATGATAGAAAAAAAATTATTTTTTTGTAAAAAAATTTGGCAGTTTAATTTTTTTGTCTTATATTCGTATTAATAAAACTAAATAAATTATGAAATCTTTAAATTTAATTATCGCAACACTTACACTTCTTTTGTCTATCAATGGAATTTCTCAGAAACCAACTGACTATATCCCAGACTTAAGTGAGAAGTCTTCTTCTTATTGTGAACAATTATTCATTGAAAAATTGAATAAAGAAAGAGTTAAGTTGGGTAAAAAACCATTGGCGTTTGATACTTTATTGGCACCGGCGGGTGATCACCACGCCCTTTATATGAGAAAATTGGGTAAATTAACTCATTGGGAAGATGATGATGTAGAAGGTATGGTAGAATACCCTTCACATATATCTAGATTAAGATTACTTGATAGAACTAAAATTGAAGATTTGAGTGAAGACATTGGTACTGGGGTTATTAGTATATCACAGGCATATAATCCAGCAACATTCAATTCATGTAGTGATCATTTTATTAAACTTTTTAGTAATTCAACAGATCATTGGAATGATTTAACGAACTCTAATTGGGATTGTATTTATGTTGTGATTGATTTCTTACACGACTATAGAGAAAATCCGATATCATCTGGAATGTACATAACAGTTATCGTGGGTAAATATACTGATGAATATAAAATAGAAAAAGGGGTTAAATAACCCCTTTTTTTTATGACTTTTTCTTACCACCACTTACTATTTTGGTTATATAATTGATCATAAATGCACCATTATCAACCGCTAAGTCTCTATCGAAGTTTGAATTGCCAACACCCAACTTACTAATGAATGTCTCAAAATCGTTAATTTCACTAACGTCTGATAATTTTGTACCATCCATAATTATTGTTAAAATATCTTCACCTTCCTGACGGTTATTTAAATATCCACTTGTGGTTAAAGCTGTCACAATTTTACTGTGGGCATTACTACTAACGTTTTTAAAAGCCTGTGTCTCAAAAGCCCCAGTTGGGTTGTCTGTCCATGCTCCTTGTCTAAATTCAGCACCACCAACACCACCTTGAACACCTCCGGCAGAAATAGGATTCTGACCCGTACTGCCATCCCAAAAGTAACTAAGTACTATTGGTTCTGTACCACCGGCGGGTGTTAATTTAATTGTTCTATTCCCTTGATAATATGTTTGAGTAGGGTCTTGCGTTATACTACCACCCTCTACACCAAAGTCTTTAGCCAATTTAACTTCTAAATTATTAATAAACTCTATTTTTGGTTTACCCTGTTCTATAGGATATTGAGCTTCATCTTTATATTTTGCGTTTAAGAGGATGAATTTCTCTTCCTCAGTTTTTCCTGGCATTACTTTACCACTTGTTTTGATTGTAATACCCGGAATCTTTTCTTGAATATATTTGGCAACTGACTCAGCTCTCTTCTCCGCTAAGTATTGGTTTCCTGCATCATAATTCTCACTTTTAGTGATATCTATACCACCAAATGGTCGTGAGTCTGGGTGATCCAATTTTATCCCACCAGGACCAGTCTCAGTAGGTGCTTTATCATTTGCAGCGCCTTGAATAGACATTACCACATTTTTAGCGTCAAACCCTGAGGTATCGAGTAAATTCTGAATAACTATGTCTAACTGTTCCTTTAATTGTTCGGAATTTGTGGCGCCGTCAATAGTAACCATATTATCCTTATATAATGCCTCAACTTTAGGTGGGTCAACCTTTAATGGTTGTGGTTCGCCTAAAGACTTATAAAAAATATTATTTCCGAATTGTCGTTGAATATCTTTTGCGTTTCTAATTCCTGCGTTGAACTGTGTTACTTTTTCATATTCCTCCGTTTGTTCATTAAGAAAATATTTTTTGACTATCTTTTCTTCTGTTAATCTATCTAATGATGTAATGTTTTCTCTATCCGATTTAGAGTCATAACCCATTAGTTTTCTCATTCTATATATTTCTTCAGTTAAATTCCGTTTCATAATAATACCCTTTTTATAATATAAATATACGTAACCCACAAAAAAGTAATTATCATTTGTATAATTAATATATTTTTTGTAAATTTGTAATATCAAAATAGTTAAAATATATGGTAGTAAAAATTGAACGTTGGTCACCAAAAAATGAAACCGTTGTAACAGAGACGGGTTTTAGATATTTAGATACAAAGTCTGTTATTACTAATATAGAAACTTGGGAAGGGGATAAAGAAGAGATATTCAAAAGGTTTGATAAGGAGAATAATAGTCTAAGATATTGTAACGGAAGTCATTGTGAATTTGAAGATGAAACATTACACACTGAATATATAAATTGGTACAAATCTTTAGATGAAAGTACTAAGTTTAATATGTTCTATAGTAATGGTGTTGTAGATTAAAAAAAATCTGATGGAGAAATGTTGTAAAGAATGTCCTTGGATTGTTAGAAACAAAAACAATGACTCAATAGTTAACCATTCTAAAAAATGGGGAAAGAAACATAATTGTCACATGTTAATTACCGGTACAAACAAAAAACTCTGGACAGATAATCCAGAGTTTCAATGTGTGGGCAATAAAAAAAATATTTAAGACCCCATTTTACCCATACTACTTGTGTGGTCGGTCATAAAAAATAAAACATCTCCGGAATAAATCTTATCCGGATCAATAATGTGTGTATTTAATTCTTTATTAAAAGGTAAAAAATGTAAACCATCTTTTTCTTTAGATTTTTTTATTAT